GTAGAAAGTAGTTTTCCCTGGGGTGGGGGCTGAGTGGCGCGGGGGGAGGTCCCTTAAGACATCACATACCTCAGTAAATATATTCCTTGACAACCCACTCTAATATGTAAACAGATATGTTTACTTTTAGGCTATTATAGTACTGATTAATATATCTAAGAAGAAAACCTCATAACTAAATGATAATCAATAATAGTATTCCCTAATAGGGGAATTAAATCCCTGTATATGTAAAATATGGCTATATTTGGCTATGAAAAAGAAACACGAAGAGTACTTGTACAGCCCGTATAAAATTAACGGAATAGTAGAGAAAATGTACATGACAAAATCAAATGAGACCTTAACAGTTAATCCTGAGACTGGTAAGTATTATACGATGAGGGAGGTTAGCCACAATAAGAACATATTACATGATGAACTGACTTATACAAAGCTGTTTCAAAGTGGAGTAGAGAGTATTATGGATTTATCTGGACCCTCATTAAAGATAGTCCTGTATGCTATGAGCGTAGTTAAGCCACTTAGTGAGATTGTGGTACTGCACGCATCTGATGTATGCACTGCTTGTAAAATAGCAGAAAAGACATTCTATAACAACATACTTGAGCTGTTAGAGAAAAGGATACTATGTAGGAAGATGGGTTCATCTATAGAGTTCTGGTTTGACCCTAACATTTTCTTCAATGGTAACAGGGTCAATGTTAGCAGGCATAGATTGTCTAGTTTAAAAACTAGCTAATTTTGGTAGATGAAATACGAAATACCAGATGAATTTAAACCGTTTATATCAAATGTTAAGAGAAGGTGTAAAGCGAATGGGGTCGAACTCGTGCTCGCTCCTTCTCGTACTGTTGTACTCACTGATACTTTTACTGCTGACTGTTCTGGGTACTTCGATGGGAATGACAAGGTTTTAGTTGTCGCGTGTGGTAAACCTTTTGAAGATTGGATAGAGATTCTGATACACGAGTACTCACACATGGAGCAATGGTTAACAGACAATAGATGGTCTCATTGGGAGAAGTGCTGTATAGCCCTTTGGGAATGGATGGACAAAGACAGGATAATGAATGGCACTCAGTTGGGAAATGTAATAGACGGAATGATTGAATTAGAAAGGGATTGTGAGATTAGGGCACTCAATACTATAGACAAGTGGGAGTTGCCAATAAATAAGTCAAGATACAAGCGGAAGGCTAACCTATATCTGTACAGCTACCGTCTTATGCCAGAACTTAAAAAGTTCCCTACTGGCATATACGACAACAAGAATATAGTTGCTATGTGTCCACCAAGGATGCTAAAGAACTACAAGAAGGTCCCACCCCAAATTAGGGAGGCTGTACTAAATATATACTCATAACATATTTTATACTAAATTTGTTACAAATATGTCAATCATGAGAACAAAACAACAGGGAATGATTAAAGAGTATGGCGGTAAAGAAGTTTATGCCTCAAAAGCTGCTAAAGCTAAACACGAAAAGAAAGAGGGTAAGAAAGTTGAGGCAAAAGAAAAGAAGATGGAAAAATCATCAGTAAAATTTAAAAAGAAATAAATTTATAAAAAGTATATAATGCAACAGCCTAAACCAAAACAAAAATATACTCCTACCAAAGAGGATATAGCATTCTCCAAAAGGTCTGGTATACCAATGTCGGATATTATAGCTCAAGGTGGCGTTACTCCATCTTCTGTTATTAAAGAGATTAAAAAGACAGGAGGATATATATCAAAGTATAAGGGATTGTCTAAGATTAAAAAGAAATAGATATGCAACCTAAAAAACCACTTGGTCTTAAAAAAGCACCTAAACTAAAACCTAGTAGGGTTAGAGAAATCGCCGACTCTTTGATGGAGAGTAGTAAGAGTAAAAAGCAGGCCGCTTATCAACAAAATGCAATAGGTAAGGCTGCAATTAAAAATGGAGTTGGAGATAAGCAGTTGAGAGTATGGGGTAAAGATTTTGGTGATATAGGTACATTGTCTGGTAGAGATAGGATTAATATTGCAAATAGACTAAGGAAGGAAGCATCTTCCGATTCTTCAGAATCTATAAGACTAAGAAATCTAATTAAAAAGAAATAGATATGCAACCTAAAAAACCACTTGGTCTTAAAAAAGCACCTAAGCTTTCAGTTAAAAGAGTGTTACAGATATCGGATTCTTTAATAACAGCTCCAACTAAGTCTATTAGTGAGTCAGACGCAAACTATGCAAAAAGCGAAAGACTAAGGAAGCAGGCTTACTCTAAAATGAGTCCATCACAGATAAAGGCTCAGGATAGAAAAAAGATTCTTTAATTACAGGGAGTTTAAAAGCTGAAGTAAAAAGTCTCAGAGAATCAATGAATAAAAAATATCCAAAAATAGTTCCTAAAAATTAATAGATGGCAAAGGCTAAAGGCAGTGGAGAAAAGATAAAGAAGACCTTTGGTAAAAGGAAAAAAGGTGCTGCACAAAAGTCTTTCAATAAACACGATAAGAAGGATAGGCAATACCGTGGGAGATGAGTACAGCTACTAAAACAAAACCTGAATTATGGAAGCGTATAGTTGCAAATGTAAAGGCTGGTTCCAAAGGTGGAAATGCAAACGAATGGTCTGCCCGCAAAGCGCAGCTAGCGGTAGCCTTATACAAAAAATCTGGTGGTGGGTATCAAGGAAAGAAGTCAAGCTCAAATTCGTTGTCGAATTGGACGAAACAGAACTGGACGACCTCTTCAGGGAAGCTGTCGGGTGGGAAGCTTCGGTATTTACCGGAGAAAGCATGGAAAGCCCTAAGCCCAAGTCAAAGAAGAGCAACAAACCAAGCAAAAGCACAGGGAAATCAGAAGGGAAAGCAGTTCGTAAGCCAGCCAAAAAAGATAGCGTCAATAACAAAAAAATATAGATAAAATGGCACTACCACAAGGCGCATTATCAAAGCTCATAGAAATTTTGAATGATAGAGACAAGAGAGGACCCGGAGGCCCCGGAAAACCAGTAACCGCTTACCAAGGAGGTAAGACCCCTACTCCAACAGGTAGAAGTAATGAATTCAACTATGCAGGAGGTTTAGATTCCTACCTTCAAGAAGCTGCAAGAAGAGGTCTAGATGTATCAAACGTACAATCTGCTGAAGACCTTCAAGGTAGGATTTATGACAGCCTTATGGCTTCAAAAGAGGGCCAAGGAATTATCAAGAATATGTGGAAGGATTACGGAGATACTCTCAAGGGTTCTGGAAAGGTATTGCCAGAAAATCTTTCAGAACAAGATTTGGCTGAATTGAGGTCAAGTTTTGTAGATAATAAACTTGGAGGAAGAACTCAGATGGTTCTTGGCGCAATGCAACCTCCGACTCCACCTCAGCCGCCCCCACCAACTCAACCAGAAAGAAGAAGAGTTACTGATATTGTTGATAAGGTTATGGGTAAAAGTAAGTTTGGGGAAAATCATGGTATAGGACTTGTGTATCAAAACTATGATTTAGAATTTGACCCAAAATATGGATATCGTAAGGTGCCGGGTTCGGAGTACAATGATGTTGTTATGTTCCCAGAAGATTCAGAATATATGCAAACTGAAGGGAAACAATTAGGTGAACTTCCTGCAGATGTTGCTGAAAGATATAGGCAAAAGTATAATGCAAAAAATATCGTTAGAGGTAAAAGTTCTGGAGAAGGGTACGGAGAAGAATATGCAAAACAGTTGAGAAGTCAAAGAGTAATAAAGTAGTTGGTAATGCCAAATGATAAAAAACCGAAACCTAGTAGCAGGCCATCTGCCAGTACACTTAGGAGTATAATCAAAAATCCAAAAATGGTTGAGGGGTTAGGTAAAGTTTTTTTAACTGCTTCTGGTGTAATGTCTCCAATACGTAAAGTTGGGCAATCTGTTTTAAATAGAATGTCTGAAAATTTAGACCCATATAACTATGGTGATAGGGCAAATAATAGGTCTCTTGGTACAAGACTATTTGAAACTGTTTTTTTAAATAAAAAAGAACCAGCTAGGGCAGAAACAGAGCAATTTATTGAAAAGGGGTACGGAATGAAACCGGATGTTGGGTTTAAAGAAAGGGTAGACCTTTTACAAATGCTTGCTAATAAACCACAAAAATATAATACCATATTGCCTTCCCCGTATGCGCCAACTGTTGGTGCTAATTCTATGAAAACCAAATATTATATGTCTCCTAGCTTAGAGGAGGAGATACTAAAAGATTTAGCTCTTGGGGATAAAAAAATAATGAGTGAGAAGGATATTATGGATATAGTAGTGCCAAGGGCCTCAATAGATAAAGATACTGGTAAGCCAATGATTGATATTGGGGGTGTTACTACTACAGTACCTGGACTTGGACAGGCTACGTATGGTGCTAAAAGAGACGAAAAAGGTAGGCTGTATTTATCCTATTCCGATAAATGGGATTTAGACCCAAGAGAAGGAGTTTCTGCGGAAGATAAAAAAATGAGCCTATTCAATATTAGGACAATGGGAGACCTAAAAGATTATGGAATAGGTCTAGGAACAGATATTGTATCAACAGCAGCATCTCCAACTCGTGTCTACGGAAGGATATATTTTGACCCAAAAACAGGAAAACCTTTAAAAAATACTCCTGCTAAGATGCCTGCTGATAGAATCAAAAAAGTCTTGCCTAGAAAATCCAATAGCAAATAATACTGGCATACTATCTCCAAGGTATGAATAACATGCTAGCCATACCAAGCATGTCAATACTGTTAATTTATAGTCTTTCATTTTCTTTGTATATATGCTTTGTAAAAAAGAAAGCCAGTAAGTATAGGCCATATTACGCAGAAGATAACGACATTGACAACTTGATATGTTGTCCCTAGTAGATTTGCAATAAAATACAATAAGTCTACACACTTGTCAAAAAGATAGTTCATAGTTGTATATTTGTGTGCAAGATAAACATATATTGTTAATCTGCAAAAAATATTTTTATGATTGAATATAGGGGTGAAAAATTCGCAGGATACAATAAGCCTAAAGACGCTAGTGATGGCGTACATAAAAAGGTTGTTCTTGCCAAAGAAGGAGACAAGGTTAGACTTGTAAGATTCGGGGCCAAGGGTTACTCTTCCAACTATTCTCCAGAAGCTAGACAGCAGTATAGACAAAGACACGCAAAAGAGGCAAATAGCTCTAAGCTGACAGCAGGATGGTGGGCATATCACTATCTTTGGTCTAAAAGTTCTCAAGTCTACAGAAGCGGAAAAAGTTCTGGAAAAGGAGAAAGGTTTAAGTAACTTTGTTTTCACGGCGACCATCGCCGCCAAACCATAAAACCATAAACATGTACGAGAATTTGTACAACACGATTAAGCCCGTTGGCAGAAGAATCATTGTTGCCATAAGCTCTAAAGAAAAAAATACCCACGAAATCGAATTGGAGGATGGCTCTAAAGTTGAGCTGTACATTGACAACACCTACTCTTGGGATAGCAGGATAACCAACCACACCCAAGGGGTCCTCTTAACAGATTACAAAAACTTAAAAGCTGGAACAAATGTCCTACTACACCACAATTCAATTAATGAGGAGAATAAACTGGATATCCAGCCCGATATCCATACCGCAATTCACGCAGTCGAAGAAATGTTCTTATACTTTGGTATAGATGGTGATGAACTTATCTGTATTGATGGATATATGTTAGCCGAAAGGGTATATGATGAAGACGATGTCAGCCCTGGAGGTATAATACTAGTAGAAAAGAAAAAGCAAGATTCAATGCTAAAAATATTAGCAAAACCAGATTCAATAACTGATTTTGAAGTTGGAGATACCGCCATAGTATACAAGAAGTCTGATTATGAGATGACGCATAATATTGGTGGTAAGCTTCAGAAAATAATACGTTTAAAATATTCAGATTGTTTAGGAAAATGTCAATAGAAGAAAAATTAAAACTTTACGAAGAAGACGGTATTGTTGGTGCGTACTATTCATTGAATAGGAAGCTCAATGAGATAACTGGCCTACTCAATAATAATGACCTCACAAGACTTGACCTAGCAGATAAGAATGATGGGTCTTGGGAAAGAGTATTGAAGTTGTTTAATTCGGTAGGAGAGATAAACGATGTAATGAAAAAGCTCAGAATGGACAATCAGCTTTCTGGTGATGAAGAAAAGGATAAAGCAAGGAGAAAGCCACTAATTGAAGAATTATTCTCAAATGATACGAGTAAGCCTCAAGGAAGATAAAGAAGTAATTTATGATGCATACCAAAGGGCTCTAAACAACTTGCGTGTTCAGAGGCATAAGAATAAAGAGCACGTACTCCATAAAAGAAAAATAATTAAAGAAAAGAATAAGAAGTACAATACACTTCATTGGAAACTATTTAGGATGAAGCAAGTGATGTTTGGGCTTGATGCTGAGATTAAAAAACTAAAAGTAAGGCATAATACAAAAAAGGCTGAAGGAAGAAAACTTGGATATAAAGAGGCTATGAGAAAGATTGACAAGATAGCCTTTACCCCAGATAATCCATATAAGTTTATAGCAATGTTAGACCTTCTTTCTGATACAATAAGGTATAGCGTTAAGGAAATTTCATTTATATTGTGGGCAAACCAATTTGATTTCTTTACTAAAAAAGACTTTGATAGGGATTTGTCTAAATCAGAAATACCATACTACCACATGGTGTCAAAGTTTAAGAGGTCAAACATTGTAACAATAATTGGTTCTAAAGAAAATAGAAACGTATACTCACTCACTGGAATCGGAAAACAGATGGGAATTAAAATAAATAAGTATATAAAAAACATATAATTTGTATCAAGAGCAAGAAATATACGGGATTACATATAAGACTCCAGAAGTACCAGAATACTTCCCTGATGGCAATAAGTTCAAAAAGATTCATATCCCCGAAGTATTTGAAGACCTTGAGTTTGACGATGAGGGCAATGCTATATACGGCCTTGAGCAGATGGATTTTATTGTTCAAGAGGTTGGTAGAATTAAAAATGGATATTGGTTTATCAATAATGGAGTAGAAACATACATAACTGGCTTACACTATTTTTATTTAAACTATTGGACGCTTGAAGACGGCAATAACCCAGACTATAGGGATGCAGATAGGAAATACTTCTACTTCCAAGATTATTGCGAAAAACTTCCGCAATGCTACGGCATTGTTCGTATTAAAAAACGTAGGGAAGGTGCTACATCTCAAGCTACCTGCTATTTGGTTTGGAAAGCAATAACGCAAAAAAAACAATTCTGCGGAATTATATCGAAAACGGGTAAGGATGCTTCCGATGCTTTTATTTACATGGTTATGAATGGGTATAGGAATCTACCTATATTCCTAAAGCCAAGGGTTGAGGATGAGGAGACAAAAACAGAACTTGTATTTAAAAAGAAGAAGGATAAGAGGAAGGTAGTTCAGCGAGCAAAGGGTAAAATATTTGATGACGATATTGGCATGGAGTCAAAGATTAACTTTAAGAATACGGCATTGAACTCTTATGACTCAGGAAGGGTATCTGCTTTACTAATGGACGAAGCTGGTAAATGGCCAAAGGAGGTTGCAGTAAATCAATATTGGCCAATCGTAAAGAAGACCCTTATGAGGGGTGCTATCAAAGTAGGCTTCTGCGTGATACCATCAACAGCAAATGATGCTAAAAGTGGAGGTGAGCCATACAAGGCTCTTTTTGACGAAAGCTCCCATTTTGGCACCCCTTATACAGCCACTGGATTATATAGGTACTTTTGCCCGGCATATGACGGATATGAGGGATTTATAGATGAGTTTGGTAGTTCAATCATAGATACCCCTACAGAAGAACAAAGGATTTATGTAAAATCTAGATATGGGATGGACATTGATTGTGGGGCTAAAGATTACCTTATAAGACAGCGCAAGTTAATAACAGATAAAAAAGCACTATCTGAAGAAATAAGGATGAATCCTTTTACAGAAGAGGAAGCATTTATGATTGACCAAAAGAAGTGCTATTTTAACTCTGAGAAGATATACAACCAACTAGATGTCATAGCAGAGGATAATATTAGGTTAAGAAGGGTAAGGTTATTCTGGAAAGACAATAAAACTGTTGATTGGGCGGATGACAAAGAAGGCTCTTGGTTAATACATAAATTTCCAAGTGATGGAGAGAAGAATAAGTTTAAGGAAGAATACGGGTACAAGACGCCTGCTAATATGAATAAGTATGTTTCTGGCATAGACCCATTCAAGTCGTCTGTCATATCTGGAAAGGGCTCTATGGGAGCATGCTATGTATTTGAGAGATTGGACATAAATGACCCGAATAATACTGGTATTCCAATAGCTGAATATGTGGACAGGCCAAGGCTAAAGTCTTTATTTCATGAAGAAATGCTAAAAGCAGCTGTATTTTGGGGGTATAAGGCATGCTATGAGAATGACGTTGGAGACGATTTTGTTGATTATTTTTCAAATAAGGGGTATAAGGGATACCTTATGAAAACTCCAGATGCAGCTATTGACAGGAATAAAAGAAGGCATGTTTCTAAGTATGGCGTAACGTCTGGAGATGCATTTGCCCTTGCTAGGCAACTAGATACCTGTATTACGTATATTGAGAATTATTGCGATAAAATAGTGTTCAAGGACTTACTTGAAGAACTGTTGCAATATGACCATGAACATAGAACAGTATACGATAGAACAGTAGCTTTTATGATTAGCCTATTGTCTGGGGTGTCTCTAGAAAGCAAAAAAGACGAGAAGCCATTAGTTTCCATACCTTTGAGAACGTACAAACTGTCAATCTAATTTGTAATTTTGCCATATATTATGGAGAACAATAACAACAAGCAGGTATTAAATTTTCACCTATCTAGCTTTAAAAGCAAGAGGGATACCAAGGAAGGTTTGAAAATTTCTAAGTTTCTTGAGAAAGCTTACAATAGTGGATACTTTTCTAAAAGGAATAGAAAGTTTGAAAAGAACAGGATGTTTGCTAGGGGCAGGCAACCTATGTCTGAATTCTTAGACTTGTTGAATGTTGACGGGAAAGAGGCATTTGTAAACCTTGACATGAAGGCCCCGGCTATTGCCCCTAAGTTCATACAAGTAATGATTGGTGGCTTCATGAAAAGAGACGAAAAGATAAGGGTATCGGCTGTTGACCCGATTTCCACAGATAGAAAGAAGTACGAGAGAGAAGAGGCTGAGTTTAGAATGAATTTTGGAGGTGAGGTTAAGGAGGTGGAAGAAATGGCTGGTGTAAAACTGATGCCGGATAACGCATATACTCCAGAAGATTATGAGGAGCTTGAGTTATTTTTTAATGAGTTTCAGATTCCAGAGGAGATAATGTTTGAGAAAGGCATCTCTTCAGTATTTGACACAAATGGATGGCCAGTTATAAAAAGGAAGCTTTTAGAGGATGTTATAGAAACAGGGGTAGCTTGCACAAAGGTTTCTGTTAACAAGACAGGTAAGATAACTACAAGAAGGGTAATTCCAGAAAACCTAATATATTCCTATTCTGATTATGATGATTTTAGAGATATGTCATTTATAGGAGAGGTTCTATCAATGAAAATTCTTGATATCAGAAATAATTATCCAAATATAGATGAAGAGCAGATTTATAAAATTGCTCAAAAGTCTAAAAACTACAACAGTTCAGTAAAGTGGGATGATAAATATAGGTATAATATAGACAGGCCTTATGACGATTGGACTGTTGACGTGCTTGACTTTGAAATAAAATCAATAGACAGTATGATTTACCAAGCTAGGATTAACAAGTTTGGAAATCTTATTGTAGAGAGAAGGGACAAGGAACCACAAAGAGTAGGCGATAATAAAGAGATTATTAGAAAAGATATGCAGGTTATATACAAAGGTGTATATATACTTGCTTCTGATATAATGCTAGAGTGGGGATTGGCAAAGAATATGATTAAGCCAAGTATGGCTAAAGAGATTGCTGATGTATACTTTAGCTATAGCGTGTTCATGCATGAGAACCTTGATTTGCAGAATATGGCTATACCAGAAAGGATGGAGACGTCTATTAGGCAAATGACTCTCGCTCACTTAAAAATACAGCAGCTTGTAGCCAAACTTAGACCATCTGGTTTAATTATAGACATAGATTCCTTATCCGACATTAACCTTGGTCAAGGAAAGAACATAACTCCTCTTGAGATTCAAAAAATATATGACCAAACGGGTAATATATATTATAGAAGAAAGACTGAGGACGGAGAAGGAATGAATGGTACTCCTATTCAAGAAGCTCCAAATAATGCAAGTATTGGTCAAATTCAAGAACTGATAACAGTTTACAATCACTATCTTGATAGGCTAAGAGATGAAATTGGTGTGAATGAATATAGGGAGGGAGCTAGTGTTAATCCTAAAATGGGTCTAGGCGTACAGCAAGCTCAAATAGCAGCCTCTAATAATGCAACAGATTTTATATATGATTCATACTTGAATGTATATACGCAAACAGCATTTAAAATAGCTTTGTTATTATACGATTCAGTGCTATATGGAGGTCAGGCTTATAGAGAGTACCTGTCTTCAAATGATGTAGAGGGAAAGATATTTGATGTGCTTATAGAAGCCCTTCCAGATGACAATGAAAAACAGTTCTTAAACCAAATGGTTCAAACTGCTATTTCAGCAAATGCAATAGATTTTGAGGATGCGTTTAAGGTAAGAAACATAAAGAATTATAAGCTTGCAGAAATGTATCTTTCTAAGGCAAAGAAGAGAAAGGTAAAGGAAGAGATGCAGAAGGCACAGCAAAACTCTGAAATGAATGCACAGTCTCAACAGCAGTCTATTGCAGCAAAAGCACAAGCGGATGCTCAATTAGAGCAAGTTCAAGCTCAGAATAAGATAGCTATTGTTCAAGCAGAAATGAAGTTTAAGCAAGATATCATGACTCAAGAGTTTGTGCAGACTGCGTTACTCAAGTCTTATGAGTTAGACAGAGAGCTTCCTCAAGAAATACAGGCGTTGATTGACAACTACTTCAATGAATTGCAGCAAATGAAAATGCAGGAACAGGCCGTGCAGCAACAAGCTATGCAACAGCAAGCAATGGAACAGGGCATGGAGCAAGGAGAGATGCAACAGGAAATGCCTGAAACAGAATAAATTATATATTTGCATATAAAATAAACCAATTATGTCTGAAGCACAAGAATTCAATCCGTTTAATGTGTCGGAATATTCCAACACAGAAACAACACAGTCTGAGCCAGTTGAACAAGTTGTTGAGCAGCAATCATCAGTAGAAGTAGATACTAAATCAGAACCAGTTCAGTCAGAAGTGGTAGAGATGAATACAGACTACTCTTCTCCAGTTGAAACTAGTATAGATGAGGTAACTCAGCAACAAGAATCCTTTATTCAGCCATCTGAATTTTCATTTGAATGGCCAAATGAGGTTTCTAAAGATATATATGAAAAGCTTATAAATGGAGACATATCTGAGCTTGCAGATATGATTTATGAGCAGAAAGTTCTTTCAAGCCTTGACAATATGGATGAGTCTGATATTATTAAGCTTAAAATGGCTTACGAGTATCCAGACCTTACTCCAGAAGAAATAGAAGATGAATTTAATAATAGATTCTCTGTTGAAGAAGATTTTGACCAATCTATGATGACTGAAGAAGAAATATCTTCTAAAAGACGTCAAATAGAGAAACAGAAAAAAACATTTGCTAGGGAGTTGAAGAAGGATGTTAGAGAGGCTAAAGACTACCTTTCAAGTTTGAAACAAGAGATTTCGTTTCCAGATATACTTAGTCAAGTAGCGACAGGGCAACAGTATAACCCAGAAGAAGTTGTTAGTCAATATTTGGCAAATGAGGAGCAAGCGCAATTAAAGGTTCACGAAACAGCTAGACAGGAATACCTGAATAGTATAAACGAGGGCCTTAAATCATTCGATGGATTTAGCGTCAATTACAAAGACGAGGATGTCTCATTTGACGGTAAGTACAGCCTAACTCCGGAAGACAGGGCTGCTCTTACAAATTCATTGATGGATTTTGATTTGGATGACTTTTATGGCAGCAGGTACTACAAGGATGGTAGATATGATGCCAAGCAGTTAGCCGAAGACGTTTACTTCCTTCAGAATAGGGATAAGATTGTCAATTCTATGGTGACACAGGCTGTGTCTAGAGCGAAAATGGACATTCTTAAATCTATGAAAAATGTTGATTACAGCGATACGCCAAGGGTGGCTGCATCTGCTGCGTCTACAGATGACTATAGTGCAATGGTGGCGAAATTGTATAGTTTATAAATAATAATTAAAATAATTAAAAATGCCAGTAGCACAACCCGGTGGAGTATCAAGCTCCTATGTAGGTAGGCAGTTCGTATCCGACCTGTCTATCCTTAAGCCACAGTACTATCCTCAATTTATTGAGAAGTATGGCTCTCAAAACTATGCCCAATTGCTCGAAGCTTTGGGTATGAAAGCAACCGTTCCTTCTAAAAAGTTCGGTCACTTTGAATCTAAAGGAAAACTTCATGATAATGTTAAAGTTGCCTCCATAAGTGGAGGTGCTTCTGCAGGAGCAGTTATTAATATTGAAGTTCATGCAGATTCTGTAAGTGTTTTAAATGGAACTAGTAGAAGCCCTGTTAGGCTTGGTGAAGTTGTTGAGAACGCAAAGAATGGTAGACAATACAAAATTACTGGAGTTACAGACTACAATACTTTTGCAATGACTCCATTTGACTCTACAGAGGTAGCAAATACTACTGTAGCAGCTCTTGACTTCCTTCTGTTCCGTGGTATCTCTGAAGCTGGTGAATCATCAACTAAGTTTGATACTTTGACTAGTCTTGTTGAAGAGAAGACCTTCTACACTACTGAGATTCGTGAAGATTTCACCATCTCTGACCGTGCTAAAATTGAAGAACTGTGGTTCGAAGTAAATGGTCAACCTTACTACACCTACAAAGGTTTGGATGAGGCTGTTCGCCGTTTCATGAACAACAAGGAGTTCAAATTGATGTTCGGTAAGCCTCAAGGCGCAAATGGAACAACTGGTTTGATTCCACAAGTTGAAGCTGGTGGTCAAGTTACTCCTTGGGGTACTACATTCGATATAGATGATTTCCACAATCTAGCTCGTCTTGCTGACTTCAACGGCGGTGCTCAAGAATACCATTTCCTCATGGATAGCTACCTCCGTAGCGCTGTTGATGATGCTTTGTTCGCTAAGTATCAGAATGGTGCTATCCAGTGGGCTTCCGTAGGTGGTTCTAGCGAAGTTGCAGTTAAGTATGGTTTTGATTCTATCAAAATCGATGGTACTACCTTCCACTTGAAGAAGTATCTGCCTTTCAATGCTGAAGCTGTTTACGGACAGTCTATCGGTACTGCTGGCTACTATGCTCGTACAGGTCTTTTGATTCCTGTTAAGGATGGTCGCGATGCTCAAACTGGTGATAAAGTTCCTTCTCTGCGCATTGTTTACAATGAGGTTGAGCCTGGAAAAGAAATCAAAGTTTGGGAAACTGGTGCTCTCGCTAAAGTTCCAACTTCCGATAAGATGGAATTGAACGTACACCACATGTCTTACTGCGGTATCCAGCTGTTCGCAGCTAACCAATTCATGAAAGTAACATACGCTTAATCGTAGTACTATATGAATAAAGAGCCCCGCCTAGTGCGGGGTTTTCTTTTTTTAGTATATTTGCTGAAACCAAAAAAATAAACCATGGCAAAAGCAGCACGTAAAGCTTTAGACGAAAACGGAAATATAGTAGAATTAGCACAAGAACAGGAGATAGTAGAAGTTCCAAAAAAGAAAAAAGAACCAAAAGAGTATATATTTCAGCTAATAGACAAATTCTATACAAGTACATCAAATTACCCTAGACCTCCTTATCCAGAAACATATTTCATAAAGAATACTGATGTAATCTATGACGAAGAAGCTGGAACAGAAAGAAATATAAGATATCTTGAGGGAGTTAGTAGTATATACGAGGATGAACAAGAGCACCTATCAGAATTTAAGAAAAGGCAAAGGCCTGAAATTAAGTTCATTAATGGCATATTGAGGGTTCAGTCAAACAGGACATCACTATTAAGATTCCTCCTTTTGAGTAATATGAACGAGGGTAATAAAAACCCTATTCATGGAACTAGAAAAATCTATAGAGTTCTTGATTTTGAAGCGCAAGAGCAAACAGCTATCAGTAATGCTGAAACTAGAATGGAAGCTATGAAAATGGCGATGGATGCTCCTGTTGAAACAATGATACCACATGCCCAATACTTGGGCGTTAGGTTTAAAAATAGCTATGGAGAAGAAAGGGGTGATAAGGCTATTAGAGTCGATTACCTTGATTTTGCGGATAAAAATCCAGATGCTTTCTTAAAAAGCTATAATAACCCACTAGTAAAGATTGAGTTTGCTATTAGGAAGGCTATAGCATTAGACCTAATCAATCTTCATTCTGTTAAGGGTCAGGCTATATGGGGTGATACTAAGAAGTTTATTTCACAGATTCCAGACAGGAAAGACCCTGTAAAGCACCTTTCTGAGTATGCATTGAGTGATGCTGGTAGGGATTTTTACTCACAGCTTAAATCAATGACAGCATAAACTCGCTTCGTGTTTCTTATGGTTTGATTGGTTTCTCCCGGTAGCTCTCTACTGGGAGATTTTGTTTTATATTTGCTATATGAATATTAATGAGGTATATAAGCTAGTGTCATATTTGGTAGATAAATACCAAGGGACATACCTTTCGCCAGATGACTTCAATTCTGTCATCAATATGGCTCAAAATCAATATTTGTCATTTCTTACAGATGACACAGGAACCCCAAATAGGAATCCAAAGAATCCAGTAGGTATGTCAACCTCTGCAATAGTAGCAGATACCTTGTCTGGTTTTCTTACAGAGTCAACAGTGGCAGTAGCTTCACAGCTTGCCGCAAAGCCTGCAGATATGTATAAGACTGTTGCAATTAGAACAACAGATGATAATTATGCAGTAAGATTTGTAGCTTCCGATAGGGTTGCATCATATATTGATAACGCAATTGACGCTCCAACCACAACAGAACCAATATATTATGAACTTGGTTCTAATTATAAAGTGTATCCTAATACATTAGCATCAATTAAAATTACATACATAAAAAATCCACAGACACTTAAGTGGGCATATACAGGCGGTCTTATTTATGACGCAGCCAATAGCGTTCCCGTTAATAACGCAGCACTAGAGTGGGCGGATGTGGATGTTTATGAAATAATATATAGAACAATAGGAATTATTGGTATTAATTTAAAAGATGGCGACTTGGCAAGAGCAGCACAGGTAGTAAAAAATGATGGTCTATGACAAGAAGGGTACTTATAGAACAAATTAGAAGGTTGTACTATGGTGGTACTCCTAGTGATGATTCTAATCTAACGGAGAAGGAAGTTAATCACTATATAAACCAAGCCATAGCATATATAGCAAGAGCAAACTATACTGATTCTATAAAAATAGATGGTATTGAGAATGTCAGTGATGCATTTTATACAACATTTAAGAATCTTGCTGTAGCAAAAGATAACGACACTGGATACTACTATGCAACACTTCCACAGCCACCGCTTGGACTTTCGAGAGGATATGGGATTTCCTCAGTAACGTTTCCCGTAAATACGGGACTAGCAAAGGCCCCAACTGCCGTATCCCCTCGTGAGGTTGATTACATAGAGCAAATAAAACTTCCTCCTAGTAAGATATTTTATTGGGCAGAAGGTGGTAAGTTGTGGATGAAGAGCTATACTAACTTAGTTGGCAAATTTGCCATTGTTAGAATGATTAGCGCAGAAAATTCTGATATGACAGCTGAATTAAATGTACCTGGAGAATATATTTCTGATATGATTAATTGGATTATGGAACAATTAAAGGTCAGAAAGCAAATGCCAGAGGATACAACAAATGACGGGATAGATAATAAATAAATAATATGGCAAAAGATACTGCACAATGGGTTGGTCTTGCAGAGATAATATATCAATATATTGACCAAGCTAAATTAACTACTGCCGAGTTTAGGAGACTATGGACTATTGGTGTTAGAGGTGTAGAGGAAGTTGGTCTTGATGTGCATATGACACCTAAAACTGTAAAACTGTTGGTTAATGCCAATAAAACAGTCAATCTTCCATCTGACTATATTGGTTTTTCTAAAGTTGGTATTTTTAATGCAGAAGGAGAAGTGGCAACATTAAGAAGAAATCCTAATCTTACAGCCTATAAAATAGACCAAAACGACAGGCTTACTAGCAACGTTGACTCAACACAGCTGGAAACATTTAGGATGCAAGACCTTGCTTACGTTAACTATTTTGACGGCGCTAGATATGTAAATATATTTGGTGCTGGCTCAATGCTAAACTCTGCAGGTCAATTTGATATATCGGAAGACGAAGGCATTTTGTATCTTGATAACGAATACCCATATACATACGTTGTATTAGAGTATCTTTCATCTCCTGCTGATGACGTAGATTACAAATTGCCATTTCAGGTAAAAGAGGCTGTTCTTTCTTATATAGCATGGAAAGATATCGAGATGCTTCCTTCTGGGAGAAGGGTGACTTTGGGTGATAAGCAAATAAGAAGAAAAGAGTATTATAATCAGAAAAGATTAGCTAGGCTTAGGGTAAACCCTGTAACTCCTTGGGATGCCAATGAAGTTATCAGGATGGGTCAAAAACTTGTAGCAAAAGCATAAGATGAAGATAGAAAGAAAAATGTTCTCCGGCATGATGAATTTGGATGACCCAAATGAAGCAATGCCTAGTAGTAGCCATAAAGAAGCTTTTAATGTTACATTTAGAGGCAATCCTGGAGACATGAGGATTGAGAATATAAAGGGGAATCAGTCTGTAGCAAATGCTGGTCTTCAATCGGGAACAAATGTTTGTATAGGCTCATATTATGACGAGCTTAAGCAAAGAGTTTTCTACTTTGTATATAATTCAAATGGATACGATGCAATATTCGTATACAACACGATAACTAGAGGTATCAGCACTCTTCTGATGTCTAAAATAGACTCATTGTCTACTGAAGCGTTATTTAACTTTAGCCCAGATTATCCGATTGCATCCGTAAATATCATATACAGGACAGAGGATGATGGGGATATTTTACATTGGACTGACAGAAATAACAGACCAATGAAGCTAAACATTAAAGAAGCTGAGGCGGTTAATAAGACATATAACGGAAACTGGAAGAAGAAATATTTGACTGTTGCTAGACCAATGCCTCTCGTATCTGCAATATGTAAGTATGAGAGTGATGCTACAACTACTATAAACAACCTTAGAAGCAAACTATATCAATTCAGATATAGGTGGATATATAGAGACTTCAGTAAGTCTACATGGAGTCCTTGGAGTAGATTATTCGCTCCAGATAATGTAGATATTCTTGCTGATGAGATTGACCCAACAAAAAACAACAGGATATCTATTAAGTACCAAACTGGAGACGATGATGTCTTGAAGGTTGAAATAGCAGCTAGACAGAGTATAGATACCACATTCTCTGACCCATTCTTAGTAGAAACTGTAGATAAGACTGGATTACCCGATAACAGCGAATACGAATATAAGTTTTATAATACAGAGGCATACCCATACGTAGATGTATCTGAATCTAATCAGTTATTTGACTATACACCATTGAAGGCAAATGCCCAAGAACTTCTTAATGGTAATGTACTTATTTATGGAGGTGTTACGGAAGGTAGGACAGCAAATGTAACTCCATCTGTAACCAAAACGCTTAGTCTTGTACAGAACACAAATACTGCTACAGCGCTTACAATGGCTTCGTACAATAGGTATACATTTACCTATTACCCAACTTACAATGTAACAGGAGGAGCTCATTATATAATATTTAGTGGAATTCCAAATGTCGGTGATGTATATAATTTTACATTGTCATTTAGGAGAGATATTGGAGCTGGGGTAGAATCTACTAGCGTTAACTTTGGAATTACCGTTGCTGCAGGAAGGAACACGCAGCAGTTTTTAGAAGCTGACCTTTTAGCTATTGTAGTTGCTGATGCAACTCTTCAGAACTATACACTAGCAAGTTATGTAACGACTCTTCAACTTGTAGAGCCCGGAGAATTTAACGGTAAAAGGGGTTTGAAGTTTTCTGGAAATCCATCATCTGAGGCATGGGTATTGGATTCATACAGTTTTACTTATACATACGCTGGTGGAGGCGGATTACCCGCTGACCCAACTGGTGTTAACACTGCATGTTATAAGCATAAGTCTAGGTATACATTTGGAATGTGCTACTTTGATGAATATGGTGTTACTAACGGCGTAATTACAAACGATAGTTTTAGGGTTGTAACGCCGGAGATAGATTCAGCAGACTTATCTGGCACTCAATTGACCGTGCCGCTTATAGAGTTTCAAGTAAGCCACCAAGCTCCAAGTTGGGCAAAGTATTTCTCATTTGTAAGAACAACTAATCTTACAACATCAGACTTTAAGACAATAGTAACAACTACTACAGGAGTAGATTTAGCAAATAAGTATGCATATCTTGATATTACAGAATACCAAGAAAACAAGAATGGATACCCTGCATATTCGTTTGCAAAGGGAGATAGGGTTAGGATTGTGGGAAGAAAGAATCAGCCAGACTTGTTAACAGATTCTGTATCCAACGACTATCCAATTCTTGCTTTACTGAAGAGTTCAGAAATAACAAGTATGACCACACCTGCTTCTGTTCCAGCAAATAAAATATGGCTCAGAATACCATACGACAACTCCACAATGTCATTTTTTACTTTTGGTAACGCATCTTATTACAACTACTACATAGAGGTATACACTCCTGCAATAAACGCTTCTGAAGAAGCACAGCTATTTTATGAGTTTGGAGAAATATATCCAGTTATAGAAAGCGGTGTTAATAGGTATCATACAGGAATGACCCAAAATCAGACCGCATCCGTTCCGGCTATATATAAATTTATTAGAGGTGATGTATATAGTAGATTGAGGGATTCTGCTTGGATTATAGATAAGTCTATGTCAGACAAGTACGGCTCAAAAGTAGATGGTAATGGAAGACCATTTGTTGTTGACGAGTACGCAAAAGAGGCATATTATCCAACACTTGTGAGGTACTCATTAGAGTATCAATCTGGAACGTCCATAAACCAAACAAATAGGTTCTATGCAGCTAACTTTGACGAATACGATAGGGAGAGAGGTGACATTCAGAGGCTAAAGACTAGAGGCCGTCAATTGAGAGTATTTCAGAATAGAGCTTGTGGAATGGTTCCAATACTTCAATCTGTAGTACAGACTGCTGATGGAAGTGGGGTTTTATCTCAAAGCGCAGAGATTATTAATAAGATTCAGTATTACTTAGGCGACTACGGTCTTGGTAATCAATTCTGTTCCCTTACGTCATCTGCAAACGCAGACTACTTTACAGACCCTGTAAGGGGTGCTCAAGTTAGGCTATCTACTGATGGTTTAACTCCAATAAGTGAATTATATAAAGCTCACTTCTATTTAAACCCGTTGATTACAAAGTACAATAAGTCAAGGAATAATATAACTAATCAGGGAAAGGCAAAGATTATATCAATATACGACCAATTTAATGAAGAGGTTGTTACTGTTATGCAGGAAAGTGTGGCAGGTGACGATAAGAGTAATCCGTATACTATAGGATTTAATGAGTTTAGAAATTCATATACTTCATTTTATGACTATAGCCCAGAATGGATAATTTGCGCTGAAAACTTAATTATATCTTGGAAAAATGGCATATTATATACACACGACAGCTCTACGTATTGCAACTTTTATGGAGTTCAGTACAAGCCGAATGTTACATTGATATTTAATCAATTTGAAAGTGTTAAAAAAAGATATAATACAATAACCATGTTAGCTAATACGGCTTGGGTTCCAGAGTCGAATGGAGACATTACTACAAACCTAAATCAGACCTCTAGCCTACAAACAACAGATTTCATAACAAAAGACGATAAGATACATGCCGCATTCAAGAGAGACTCTACAAGCACTGGTGGGCTGTATAACGGGAATGTCCTAAAGGGTAATTGGGCTAAATTAAAACTAAAGCCATCAATTGGTAGTATATTCGTAAATTTGTATTATATAGAACTTAGTATTTTAGAACCTTTTTATAATAGATAATTATGGCATTCGGACTCTTAAATCTAGCGCAAACAGCTATATCGGCAGCTCCACTTTTCTTTGGCGAGAATAATATATTTAGCGGAAAAGCAAGGAGAGCGACTAAGGAACTAAGGAATACATTTCAGCGTTCTCAAGACATGCAACTGCCAAGTGAGTATAATGAGGCTATGCAGAATCTTAGGACTCAAGCTAGCGTTGGACTTCCATCTTCTACATTGGGATTATATAAGCAGCAGGCAGACAGACAGCAGGCTTCACAACTAGGAGCATTAGGGTCAAGAAGGTCTGCACTTGCTGGTATAGGCGGAATAGCCCAGGCTGGTCAGGATGCATCTTTGAGACTAGCGTCTATGCAAGGACAAGCTATGCAAGAAGGACAGCAAAGGCTCAACCAGGGTCTCATGCAGATGGGTGGGCTTAAGAGAGCAGAAGAGTTAAGAAAGATTGATGAAGCAAAAGATTATTGGGGAACTCAAAAAGCAGAAGTAAATAAGTCCATATCTTCTTCATTGGCTGCTGTTGGTTCATCACTTGGAACATCATTGACGGGTGATATGTACGCTGGTGAAGGCCAAAAAGGCCTTGGATTAAGTAAAATATTTAAAGGTAGACTTACTGGACAAGGAGTAGGAGCTGCCAACGCAATGGCTAATGTCATGAAATCTGGTAGAAAAGTATTTTAAAACAATATAAATGGCACAATACCAACCATCATACGTAGACGTAAGCGGATTCTCTAAGGCTATAAGCGATGCTGCATATAAGGCACAGCAGATGGCTATGAAGTATGACGATTACATGAATAAGTCGATAGACAACCAGTATAAGTCTTATTCAGGTAAATTAAGAAAACAAGATGCAGCAAAGTTTGATGCGTACTTTTCAGATTACTCTGAAGCTCAAAAACAGTTTCAAAGATTAAATAGAGGTGGTCGTAGTAGTTCTGAAATAAGACAGGCTAATGAAATTGCTCAGGAAAAGAAAAGACTAATGGTTGATTTTGTTGATAGGTCTACAAAATATGGGCAAGTTCAAGTTGGAGTTGGTAAGCTATACAAAGATGGAAGCAAGCTCTTAAATAAGAGTAAATATAATCAAGTATACTCATCATTAGATATGTACGATGCTGATGAACTAAATAACATGTATGGTGCTCCAGAAAAAGTACCAACAGATTTTGAAGCAAAAAAAGAAGATATTGATACAAAGAAATATTTTGGTACAATCAAAGGGTTTAGTAAGATAGGAAATATTGCTAATAATAAAATTGAAGATTATAAAGTAGACCCTTCTACAAATCAACGTATAACCAAGTCGGTATCAATACCAGAAATAGGAGAGATAGAAGTACCTATAAAAGTAGTAAGAATAGGAATGACTCCACAGGAGGCAAGAAATGCTGTATGGGCATCATCTAAGGGAGAGTTTGAGGATGCTCCAGCTGTATATTTAAAAGACATTAACGATGGACTTGCCTCAAGCAATCCAGTGACTCAAAAACAATCAAAAGATATATTGGCTAGAGCAATGGCTACGTATGGTATTGCAGACCCAACTCAAGTTACAGGTATTGATATATTAGCTCAATCTATTTTAGACCAATCTCAGCAAACGATAGAGGTTGAAGACTGGAGTACTTTAAAGACTTTTGAAAGCATACTTGCAGGAAGGCAAAGATTGAGCCTTAGTAAGCAAAAGTTAGCATTAGCTAAAAAGGCGTATAATGATGCAAAAAGCCAATCTTCTTTAAGGCAAGGTCAATCTGTTATAAACTTTATGAAATCTATGGTTGAGTCTGGCCTTGTATATGATAATGACGCAAAGAATTTTGCAAATGGTTTCCTAGGTAAATTTGGGCTTGAAGTCAATCCTGCTCAAGCTGAGGCGTATAAGGTAACTCAAGGATTGAATAAGGTTGATATATCGGAAGAGGTGGCAACAAAAAAACTAGGTGAAAAAAAGAAGGTGCCCGTTAAGCAGCCTTAAATTATCCTTTAATTAGTTAACTTTGAGGCATGGGATTAAGTAAAAAACCGAATGCTGAAGGGCCTAAGAAGCCTACCCCTTCAGAGATGGCTCTTATTTCAAGGTTCATGTCTGAAAAAATAGGCAAGCCAAAGCCAACTGTGGTAGATAAAAAAGCTGTGCAAGATGCTTTTCAACGGGCGCAAGAAAGAGGTGTTGTTCCAAAAGCAAAGGAGTTGCCTCCTCCAACAACAATGGCTACTCCTAAGCAAGTATCAGAATCTCAAGCAGCTGAATCAAAAGCACTTATAAGCGGTGATAAAGAAGCAATTGATAATGCTCTTATAGGGTATAATGCAAATAGGGTTCAGCAGGGTTTTATAGAAGCGGATGCTTATAAGAATACAATAGACAGGATGGCTAAATCGGAAGGTATGCCAACCCCATTGATAGGCTCAGAAAAATATAACGAATACAGTAAGCAAATTGAACAGAATAAGGGTAGTTTTTCTCTTGGCGCAGATGAAAGAGGTGAGCCTATTTTAACAGAAAAAATGGGTTTATGGGAGTCTTTTATGAATGGTTATGACGCATATAATAATGCCATTTTTTATGGAAAATATTATCAAGAAAACGACCCTCTAAAAAACATTAGATTACTTGAGGCTAAAAGAAGAGGCCTGATTTCTGATGAAAGATTTACAGGTGATTTTTTTACGGGTTCGAGAAGCAGGAAGGAATCAAGATTTGCAAGGACACCAAATCAATTTATGGCAACTCTTGGTGGATTACAAAAACCAATTACAGATGGTGCTGTTATTGGATTAATGACAGCTGCATATAATTATGCAACTGGTGGAACTGCAGCAATAGCACAAACGGCATCTGGTATTGGGATGTTTGGTACTGTTGGTCAAGATATGGTTAATTCAAGATATGGTTCTTCTCTTGAAGAAAACTATTTTTTAGCAAGGCAGCAAAACATGAGCGAAAAAGATGCTTATGAAAAGGCCGTTTCTGTAGCAAAACAGGCAGCAGTGTATGAAACAGCTGCTCAGATTCCATTCTCATTTTCGGGGGCTATTTCAGGTATTGCAGGAATGAAAGGGCTACCTTCCTCTTCTATGAAGCTTGCAGAGAAAGCACCTGCGATAGAAAAATCAATAAAGACATTTGCAAAAGGATTTGCTGAAAACGCAAAGGCTGGACTAGGGCTTTCTGGTATTATGGCTCTTGGCAGAACAGGCACAGATATAAAATCAGAACAGGAAGGAATAAATATTGAAAATAATATAGAAAGAGCAATTACAGAAGGCGGACATATGATGGCTATGCACATGGGCATACATGCCCTAACATCTGCCCCTGCTGCACTTTCTGCTGTTCCAAAAAGCTTTAAATCATTTGCTAAAAAACTGTTGTCAACAGATGAAAGCACTGTGATGAGTTTTATAGATGTTATGGAATCAGCTGGGCTATATAATCCAGGAACAAAAGATAAGATTAAGAAAGAAATAAAGTCATATAAGAATGCAGAAAATAAAACTCCAAAATTTGGAGGGGATGAGGAAAGAAGGACTATAGCTTCAGGACTTATAGAAAAAAGAACAAATCTTGAAAAAGAGATGTCTGGAATAGATAAAGAATTCCAAGCCCCTATTCAAGTTCAGATAGACGAAATAAATACAAGGCTTAGAAAGCTTAACGAAGTAGAAAACCCATTTGAGGTAGAGATTACTGATGAGGGTAAACCATTTACAACTAAAACTCAAGAAGATGCCACTAAAATCAGCACAGGGCAAGTCCAAGAAAGCACTACAGAAAGCGGTGTCAGCCAATATCAGGGAGTTGAAGAAGTCAAACCTGTCGAAGTCGCCAAGCAAACAGAGGTCGCAACAGCAGATATTGGCGATAGCCCTGTCATCAGCGAGGCGCAACAAGTAAAACTTTCTGATAAGATTAGAAGACTTAAAATTGATGAGTCTGTTCTTACCGGTGGAGATAAAGGTGTTGCTCAATCTAATATTGCAGGTCTCCCAATAGGGATATATAATGCATCTGTTGAGGCTATTGCTCTTAGTGTAGAAGCGGGAGAAACAATTGCCGCTGCAATACAAAAACAGATAAAATCACTTAGGGAAGGAGGATATGAGGTTGACGAAGCTAGGTTCACCAAGAATGTGAATATTATAGAAAAGGTAAATACTGATAAGGCAAGGTTGAGGTCTGAGGCAGAAATGGAGGGTATTAATAGTGCAGACTATGCTGAACTTCAGAGAATAGCTCTTGAGAAGTATAATGAGAATGAGATTTACAGAGACCCTGTTGAAATGGGCAAGATTCTCAGAAGAAAACTTTCTGAAAAAGGTGTAGATACATCAAAAATATCTGATGATGTATTTGAGACAATAGGCTATTCTATACTTGATGAAGAAGCTCCATTCCTTCCTGGAACTGCAAAGAAAATCCCTCTGCCTACAGAATCATATTCTAAAGAGCAAGTACTCACTAATCCAAGGGAAGTATTTAAGGCTATATATAGAGCTGCTGAAACACAAGCTAAAGAAGCCAAACAAAGACTATCTATAGCAACAAAGGATATAGCTGATGCTATAGCTGAATCTGTTTATAAATCAAAAGGTTTAAGATTAAATCCAAAGTCAATAACTAGGGCTATAAAAATGTTTGTTAATGACAAGATGGATACGGAAACAGCTTCTATAGCCTTTCAAGAAAATATAAACGAAATTAGAAGGGCAGCAGAGAATTCTATTAGATTTGGTCAAGTAAAAAAGTTAATATCTAATATTAGAAATTCATCAAAGAGTAGTACATACGGAACAATAGCAACTAGGGAAACTACAAGAGATATGGACTTTATGGCCCCTTCTAAAATAAGGGACTATGATAAAAATGGAAATGTACTTGATACAGATACATCTCTAAATAAGTATGAAGCTCTTCTTGAAGATTATAGGAAATCAATAAGCGGAGAATCTCCGGATGCAAAACAAGCAAGAGTTAATCTTTCAGATTTCCTTGCAGAACAAAGAGATTTATATGAAAACGCTCAAATTAAAAAGAGAGAAGCAAAAAAAGCTGAATACGAGGCTAAATACGATAAACTATTAGCTGAAGGTAAGATTTCCATAGATGAAGATACAAGCAGTCCAAATTATGGTAAACCAGCAGTATCAAAAGAAGAGTTTGTTGAGGGGATGCTTAATCCAAATAAAGAAAAAACACAAAATACGGAAGACCTTATAGGAGAGGCTGAAGCCGAAGAAGCCCCGTCCGTATCAGAACAGATAAAATCAAGGCAAGAGGTTCTGTTGGAATCTATACAAGATGGTGAGATTGAAACAGAGCTTATTCAAGATGCTAAAGAACTTGCTGGTATAGATGTAAATAGAGTTTCTCCTAATAACCTAAAAAGATTATCAAACATCATAGAGGATATTCTAAATGGAGAAGAGCCATCTTGGGTGGGTCAAATGAGAACAGACGTAGAGTCTAATAAGCTAATGGAAAATACGACTAATTTAAACGTAGACATTAGGCCAATAACAAAGATTCAAAAAGCTGGTATAGTAAATTATGTAAAAAGTCTTATAAATCAAGATTGGGTAAAAGGTAATGGATTCGATACGCTTGGCATTACAAATATGTTAAGAGTATTAACATCTACAGATAAGGCAACATCCTTACTTAGGTCAATGACAATAGGACCATTTGAAAGGGCTGTAAGAGAAGTTAACACTATATCCAAAGCTTTTACAAAAGACCTTTCAGATGTATTTACTGGAAAGTCTGCAACAATAAATGGACAGCAGGTTAGATTCACTTCTCCTAAACTTATAGAAAAAAATTCTTATAGGATAGGCCTGGCATCTGCTCTTGAACAAGTAGAGGACTTTAATCTTAGCCTTCAAAATATGATTGAAAGTTTAAAATATTACTCAAAAGTAAATGCAGACGAAGGTGGTTATCATAATTATTTAAGCAATACTAAGGAGGCATTAACAAGCCTTGGTTTAGTAGATGGTTTTGTTTATAATTCCGATGGTTCAATATCAGACATTGTAATATCAAGCGATGCGTCTTTGCCTAAGATTCTTGGAAATCTTAATGATAGAGAGAGCGCTGCATTGTCTGTATCAAAGCAAGGATTTAAGGGCTTATCACTAGATGTTAGAAAAGCTGCAAGAGATTACTATGGCGTAAATCTAGATATTTCATCACCGGAATATCTACCAAGGGTTTTGCTTGGTAATCAAAAGGACATACTGTTAGACTTTGATAATCCAGTGTTCAGTACATTGCCAGCCCATATAAAAAAGATGAGGGCTAGTTCTACGTTTGAGAGAACACCCAATCTTAATGCAAAGGGAGGATACGGTAACTATATACTTTACGACTTTGATTTCTTCAGAAGGATTCCTGAAAAGTATCATGAAACAGCTACAACTGCATATACATCAGAATCTACATCTGTGATGTCGAAGTATTTGAATAGTAAAGAGTTTGGAAACTTTATTCAAGGAAAGTTTAATGCAGACCCTAAATATTTTATTACAAACAAAAAAGAGTTCATAAAACATATTAACGAATATGTTAATATGGAAAGAAAGCCGTATGTTGTAACAAAAGAGATTGCGCAGCAGAGAAGCAGATTAATGAGGTTTGTGTATGGCAAATTATTGAATACATGGGATGCGGCAGCTAAACAATATATACCAGGAACTATAACCTTGATGACAGAAGCTGGTGGTGTGCCATTCTTAAAAGCGAATGACCTTTATTACAAATCTCTTAAAACTAGTAAAGGGGCGGATTTGATAAATAAGTTTCTGTTTCAAACTAGCCAAGTAAGTAGAGCAACATCCGGAGTTGAGGCGTTAAGGGCAACAGGAGCAAATATTGATAATAATTCTTTCATTAGAGGGTTAAAGGATGTTTCTGATGTGCTTGATAATAATATGCTTACAGGAAGTGCTTCTCTTGCATTTGGAGATAATATGGTAACAATACAGGGACTTCTTGTTGGATATATGAAAGGCTTAAAGCTAAGTGGTAAGCTAAAAAACTATTCAGAGTTTAATCTTGAATCTGAACTTAATAATGGGTTAGACCAATATGCGTTATCTTATGCAGAGAACTTCTTGTCATTCATAAATAATGAATCAAATTTTGCAGGCAAGGCAAAGATATTTAGGGAGGGTGATTTTAGCACATTGAGGATGCTTCAGTCTTTTAACCATAATCAGACTACAAACTTTCTGATTGACTTGGGAAGATTAACAGATTCATTTAGGGGACAGGGGAATTCGGACGCAAGAAATGAGGCTATAAAGAGAATGATTCAATTTGCATCTAACCAAATATTATTTGGAACAACAAGTTATTTACTCGGAAATCTATCGTATAATACTGCTAAAACAGTTATGGATGCTTATGGCGTTCAATTTAGCGGCGATAAGTCAACAGAAGAAGCAGAAAAGGATAAAACAGCTACTAGGATAGGAGTTGGTCTTTTTACAGATGCTATGCTTGGTAGACAGAACATTGTATTTGCTCAGGGTGTTAAGGCAGGCTTGAAGGGTAGTATAGATTATTTTCAAACCAGGAAAAGAAAAGAGATGGAGGCCATGGGTTATGACGCTTCTAAGACTTTATCAGCAAAGGGCTACTCTCCTATATTTAAGAATGATTATATAGGCGCATTTGGAACATTTGTTCAAGATGCCGAAAGGTATTATAATATGGCGAGAAGAGAAGAGGATTATACATCTACTTTAGAAGAATCTCAAAAGAATTCGCTTAGGGCTGCAGCTTATATTAAAGGAGCATCATTGTTGTTCCCATCAAGGGACTTAGAAAGACTTGCTTTTAGTATTGAAAAGAATATATTATACAAAAAGGTTCAGCAATTAGACTATGATGCATATATGCTTTCTATGTCAAGAAATGATGGGAATGCTTTCTTCCCGCTACAGGTAAAAGAGGCAAACGATTATCTTAACATGAGAAGAGCTCAAGACCCAAGATTTAATGTATACCTAGAAACTAAGGTTGGCCCAAGGGGTGAGACAATGGTAAATAGGGAGACTATAAAAGATATGGCTAAAAGTAAATTCCCTAATACAGACTTTAATAATGTTGTATCTAGTATATTTGACAATAAGGTTAAGGATAAGGTTCTTGTTCTAAATAATAGATATCCAATTGTATATCCAAGTGGAACAACAATACCATTGAGCCAACTGAATAAGGTAAATAGTCCTGCAAATAAAGAGATTAAGTTTATGTTGGAAAATGGACTTCTTACAGCAGAAGAGTATGCGTTCTCTATAGGTTTTGATAAAAACGGCAGGGTAAGGACAGACATAAGTGAAGATGCATTAAATGAAGAGGTTGTTAAAAGATATGCGGAGGCTATATCATACCCGGCTGTTAAAAGGACTATTGAGGGCGGAACAGACCAGGTTCAGTACGATGAAATATGGAAAGCATTTAAGAAATTCTCATCAGAAAGGTACGTGCTGAAACAGAGGGCGAAATAGAGGTTTTTGGGTATATTTGCATAAATAGAATACCATGCCTTTTTTAGCAGCATTCACGGTAACTCAAGGAGCAGACTGTTCTCAGTTCTCCGTAAATGACACCTCTGACTATACTGTTGAGGGTACAGGAACGTTTACGGCTAGAAAACTTACTATACAGAAATCAGACGGTAGCTTTCTTAAAGTTGGGAATACCACATATAACGAATATGTATGGCCTTTTGGAGCAGGTAATACACTTACCCTAAGTGGTGTAGACCAGTATCTTAAGCCGTACATAGATGTAGACTACTCATTTCAGATAACGCTCGCTCTAACGCCTACATCGGCACAGCCGGGCAGTATATACACCAAGACTAACATAGCTGTTCTTGTGTGCTACACCATGAGTGGATTCTATACATTTGCATATAAGATGGCACTGAATCCTTCCCTTGAGAAAGACTACAAGTTTGTAAAGGACGTAATGCGGTTGTGGATAGAGCAAGAATCGGCCAAGAAATCTGGCCTTGACGGAGACTTCCAATCATCTCAATCGTGCCTTGACAGAGCAAAATATATCATTGACAACCTAACAGTGGGTTACTAATATGGGATACACTCTACTACAGATAGGTCAGATTCTCGCCAAGGCTGACAAGACCATGTATAAGATAGGTAATGTAGCCTACGATGACATGTTCTCGGAATTGGATGAGAAGTTGGATTATGAGAGGGATATAATTTATATCTACAAGAAGGCTGTAGAGTATGCTGACGACTACTATGTAGGAACAGTAAAACTAGATACAGTAGTAGAGAGATTAGCCTCTAAGGTGGCTATTTACGATTATGGAAGCACTAACCCAATTTATTCTGACGCTACTGTTATAGTCAGTACAATTCCTAATGGAGCTGTATTGAATGACCTGTACGATGTAACGATATCCAACCTACAGAACAATCAGATTCTTAAGTATAACGCATCTCTAGGGCAATGGGTAAATACGGGTACCAATGCGGCTATAAGGTCTACACAGTCCTTTACGGCTACTTTAAACCAAACTATATTTACAACTACAAGTCCATTTGAGCCTGCATTCTTGGATGTATTCTTGAATGGTGTTAGGCTAAACGGCTCAAGCTATACTACATTTGGTGATTATCAGATAACACTCCTTGACGGATGTTTGGCAGATGACATATTAGATGTAATTATATATGACCCAGTAACAGACATTTTGGATATTTCTGGGTATGTCAAGACTGATAGGACTATTACAATCAATGGTGTTACGCAAGACTTGAGTGCTAACAGGACATGGACTGTTGGCACTGGAGATATGAGTACTTCAGTGTATGATACTGATGCGGATGGTATTGTAGACGATGCTGAGAAGATAACTATCATAGCTAGGAACAGCACAGGTGCTACCATCCACAAGGGAAAGATAGTTTACCTACAAGGCTCTACAGGCAACAGGCCTAATATGTTGTTGGCTCAAGCCAACTCTGAGGCTACGTCTAGTAAGACATTTGGTGTGGTTGTTGAGGATATTGCTAACAACGCTGACGGCCATGTAGCTGCTATAGGCACGCTGCACGACTTGGATACTAGGTCAAATGCTACTCATCCGTTCACTACAGATACGCTTGTAGACGGAGACTTGGTTTGGCTGTCTGCCACCAATCCGGGATACATAACTAGGACTCCGCCTACACAGCCCAACCATACGGTATTTATAGGTGTTGTGGCAAGAACTACTCCTAGTTTTGGTAGGATTATCTATAAGATTCAAAATGGATTTGAGCTACAGGAGCTTCATAATGTTCTGATAAGTTCTCTTGCAAACAATGACATACTTTATTATGATTCTGCAACTAGCTTGTGGAAGAATACTAACAAAAGTTCTTGGCTTGGGGGAACATCTTCTCAGTTCTTGAAGGGTGATGGAAGCTTTGACAATAATACATATTTAACCCCATCTGTTGCTGCTTCTACATATGTTTCACTAACAGGAAGCTATGCAAATCCTTCTTGGATTACATCGTTGGATTGGGTTAAGATTTCTGGAGCTCCGGCGTTCTTGACTACGGAGACTGACCCTGTATTTAATGCTCATCCTGCGTACTACGTTACCAATACTAAGCTGTCACAGTGGGATGCTGCATATACTTGGGTAAATGCATTCCCCCCACAAACTGGAAATGGAGGTAAGTTCCTTACTACAAATGGCGGAACTTTATCATGGGCTGATGTTGTTAGTGGTGTGTCTTCGTTCAATACAAGGACAGGAGCTGTAACACTTAACTCTTCAGATGTTACTACAGCTTTAGGATATACCCCTGTAACCAATGCCAGAACACTCACCATCAACGGAACTACTTATGACTTGAGTGCTGATAGGAGCTGGACTATTCTAACAGGAGGTACTGTTACAAGTGTGGATTTATCTGCTCCTACGGGATTCGTAGTTACTGGCAATCCTATCACATCAAGTGGTACTCTTGCTTTATCATTTGCGAGTGGATACTCATTACCTACCACTGTAAAGCAGGGTAATTGGGATGATGCCTATACTTTCACAAGTGCCTTCCCTTCGCAAACGGGGAACAATGGCAAGTACCTAACGACTGATGGCAGTACACTTTCTTGGGGTACTGTATCAACTGCGAATATTTATAATAGCGATGGTACGCTGACGGGAAATAGGATTGTATCTCTTGACTCTAAGCAACTTGTTTATAGAGATAGTAGTGCTAATCTCACAAACTATACATATTCTGTTGGTGTACCAACTGGAGTACCATCTTCATCTTGGCCATCATCTGTTATCTATGAAGGGCAGTATCTAATTAGTTCAACAAGTAGTGCAGAACCTTTTAATACAAGACTGTGGGGTAGAAACCAAAGTGCAAGTATAAAACAGCTTTGGGTCAACCAAGTTTATGCTGATATAACAGGAGAGTCAACAGGTGCTCCATATATTTACAATCAGACATTTAATACGAGAAGAGGTTCTCAATTAGATACATCTACTGCAAGCGGATGGATGGAAGGATTGAGAAACATAATTGGACACTTTTACGCAGGTGCACAATCAACCACCACTCAAATTAATACAAGCAGTTTGGTAGCTTATAGAAACAGCGTACTGAACTATGTTGGAAATATTACAAACACTTATGGAGTATTAAATGAGTTGCTTCAAAGCACTGCTGCATCTACACAAAACTCTGCAATAACAAATTATTACGGGTTTTATAGTTCTGCAAATGTTGGAACAGCAAGTGGACCAACTGCATCAATTAGTAATTATTATGGGCTATATCTTAACACACTAACTGTTGGAGCTACTGGAACAATAACAAATCGTTGGGGTGTTTATGCACCTGATTCTTCTATGAAGCATCACCTTAATGGTAATGTTATTGTAGGAGGTTCTACAGACGCAGGTTATAAACTTGATGTGCAGGGGACTGCGAGGGTTACGGGGAATACAACAATTAATGGCAATCTCACATTAAGCAATTCAAATCCCTTATCATTAACTAATGCATCTGCTTACTTTAGCATAGGTTCATACTTTTTTGGTGCAAGTAGTTCAATAATTGGAGCGAATGCATCATTTTCGGATTGGGCAGTTAGAGTTGGTAGTGGTGGTTTGTTGATTGCAAATGGAACAAATAACAACCATCTTTTAAAAGAAGGTTTAGCGTTGTTTACTGATAACGCTGCAAACACAAGCATTACTGGTTCTGCATCAGCAGTTTTACAAGCAAACTCCACCACAAAAGGCTTCCTCCCTCCTCGCATGACCACTGCCCAGAGGGATTTAATCGGCACACCTGCTACGGGGTTGAGTATATATAACACCACTCTCAATACTAACGACTTCTATAACGGCACTGCATGGGTTAGCCAAGCGGCAGGGAATATATATACTGCTGATGGTACTCTGACGGGGAATAGGATTGTGACTGCTAATGGAAATAGTTTAACTTTTTTAGGTGGTATTGAACCAAACGCAAATGAGCAAACTGGATTAATTCTTCAAACTTCAGCAACAAATAAAAGTGTACTTGAGTTAAGTCTTGTTAATACTTTTACAACTACTGGCAAGACTTGGAGATTAAGGTCAATGGGTGGAGGAGATTTTGATATAGTAACTGGTACAACCTCAAGAGCATTTTATATATCAAGCAGTGGTAATGTTGCTATAAATAACGCTTCAGCAATTAGTGGTGCAAGGTTTAGTGTGAATGGTAGCATTGCAACTAATTCTGGAATACAAATTCAAGGAGATTTAGTCAGTCCATTAGGTGCAGGAATTGAATTGAATTATGGTGGTGGTATTTCTTATTTTACAAGTTATAACAGAACTTCAAGTGCGTGGTTGCCAATCGTAATCAGAGGTTCACAAATTGACTTTACAACCAACGGAAGCAATACATCAAGATTCACCTCCGCAGGTCGCTTATTGTTGGGCACAACTACTGAGGCAACATATTTACTTGATGTCAACGGCACTGCGAGGGTGAGTGGGAGAATGACTACATCAATAATTGATACAGTTGGAGCTACTCTGTATTTAACTGATGGAGGTGCAACTAATAATAGATATGGTTTAGGAATATCAGCAGCAACATTAAATATATTTGGAGGTAATAATGTTCTTTTAGGGGTATTAAGAGACCAATCTAATATGACAACATCAAATGCAAATATTTGGTTGTCTAATGGATTGACACAAGTAAATACTCTTTTTGATGCACCATCTTATAAATTTATTTATGCTCCAGTTTCTATTTCATCTGCAATAACTGCATCTTATGGTGCAGGTAGATTTCACAATACATATAATGCAAGCGGAACAACTTATACTCAATATCCAGTATTATCATTAACAAGACTTGGAGAGATTGGAGTATCTTATGATTTATCTGCATCATTTGGGATACGTAGACGAATTGTCGGAGGTAATACACCAAAAACAACCCTTGATTTAAATGTTGGCGAAACTGCAATCAATGGTTATCCTGATGTTACTATCATGACAATAAGTGCAGAAGGTGTTGGAGTTAATAATACAACCCCAAGCACATCAGCAATGCTTGATGTTGCATCCACCACCAAAGGCTTCCTCCCTCCACGCATGACCGAAACGCAGAAGAATGCTATAAGCACTCCTGCGACTGGTTTGGTTATCTATCAGACAGACGGCACTGAGGGATTGTATGAAAGGACATCAAGTGCTTGGAGAATACTTTACAATACCCCAAGCGGAGGCTCAGGCATTACTCGTTCTGTTAGTAATATTTCTACAACTCAAACGGCAGGAGCAACTGCATCTACTGATTATGTATATCTGATAAGTGGTACAACTACCCTTACCCTTCCTACGGCAGTGGGTAATACCAACAGATACACTTTGAAGAATGTAGGTGCAAACACAGTAACAATCAATACAACCTCATCACAAACCATTGACGGAAGCACATCTTTAACAATGGCGGTACAATACACTGCTTTGGATGTTATCTCTGATGGTACAAATTGGAATATAATTTAACAAATAAAATTTATATACTTTGGCATACAACCCGAATAACCCGAATGGTCAAGCGACAAGTGCTAACTCAGCACCCGTAGTAATAGCATCAGACCAAAGTGCAGTACCCATTGCAGATGGCGGTGGGTCTCTCACTGTAGATGGTACAGTTGGAGTGAGTGGTACGGTTACGGTATCAGGTACGGTTACTGCAAACGCAGGTACAGGTACTCAAAACGTATCGGTACAAAACGCATCTATACCCGTAACCGATAACGGCGGTAGCCTTACCGTTGATGGTAGTGTATCTGTTTCAAACTTCCCTGCTACTCAGCCAGTAAGTGGAACAGTAACCGTTCAAGATGGTGGTGGCTCACTTACCATTGATGGCTCTGTTTCCGTATCCAATTTCCCTACTACGCAGGATGTGAACGTAACAAATGCCTCCATACCTGTAACTGATAATGGAGGCTCACTGACTGTAGATGGAACGGTAGCAGCAACACAAAACGCAGGAGCAAGTTATAACGTTCAGATAAGTGATGGAACAAGCACAGTTCCTATTGATGCTGCACACGCTGATGGAGAGACCAATACCGAAAATCATATTGATATCGGTGCTAAGAATTTACTATTTAATGGCTCAACTTGGGATAGGCAAAGAGGTGATACTACAGGCACGTTCACAGTGGGCAATATTGCTCACGATACTGCTGATAGTGGTAACCCTGTAAAAATAGGTTTCCAAGCAGAGGCTACTTTACCTACTGCGGTAGCGAATGGAGATAGAGCCAATGGCATCTCTGACGTATTTGGCAGGCAGTTGGTATCTCATATTGATGCAGGTATGCAAGTTTGGAAGGGTGCTAACTACACCACTACCCAAACGGGTACATCAATGTGGACACCATCAACGGGCAAGAAGGTTTGTATAAGTTACTTAGCTATTTCATCTTATGCTACTACGGCTGCGAGGGTTATTATTTGGTTTGGTGCTTCAGGTGATACAACCTACACAGCAGGTACAGACCAGCTTGTATGGGCAGGGTCTTTCGCACCTTCAGCCAATGCGAAGCCGGGTGCTATTGTAAGCCTTCCCTTTGGCATCTCAGCGGTTACGGCTGACCATCAACTGAGGATAACTACTGATGCTGCTATCTCTTTAGATATTACTATTTATGGCTGTGAAATCTAAATAATATGAAGACAATAGAACTTTTTGAAAAGGATATAAAAGGCGATGGGACAGTGTGGCTTATAGCTGAGTGCAACGTTTATGAGAACAATGTAAGAACGGCTCAACTCTCACGCAGTCCTTTTGTGTTTGTTGATACGATGACTGACCAGGAGATTATTGACTCTCTATGGTTAAATGAATACTCAATCTATCTCTGATGGCTACTTTCTTTGGTGTATCAGCAGTACCTGTAGATGGTGCATCAGCGGTGAACGCTACTACTACAATAACCGTAACACCTCCTGCATCTATGCTGAGTGGTGATTTGGTCGTAGTGTATTGTCAGCAAAGAGGTAATACTGCGTGGTCTGTTGGTCTTGATGGAGGGCAATCTTGGACTAATATAGGAAACTCTACAGTAACTGCTAACGTATCAATGAGTACGTTTTGGGCAACTTTTAACGGCACATGGTCAGTTAACCCAAGATTTGATAACGCAGGTGGTACTTGTACCTCAGCGGTTATGGTTATTTTCAGACCTGCCGATAATACTAAAGTCTGGGCAACAGAGCAGATATCTACTACTGCCGCTGCCGCTGCCGCAACTATTACGGTAACAGGCATCACTCCTGCAAATGGTGAAAATGTAACCATTGCCTCATGGCATACGGCTGATGATAATACTTGGGGAACTTTGACAGGTACTAACTGGACAAAGGGTACGCTTTCGGCTCAGTACAGAAATACTTCAGGTACTGACCAATCTATGACAATAGCCTACCAGTTGCAGACTACTGCCGCTGCTACCAATAACGTATCACAGACCCAGTTAACTTTGGGCAATGATGCTACAACTTGGCGAAGGGTTACTTTTTTTGAAACGGCTGCCTTCACAGGAGGGTTTGACCCGTTTGGCTCAATGGGATTTTTTGGATTATGAAAAAACATACTAAGGTATATTTAGACTATTTTGGATATGGGATGGAAGACTTTATTCCATGTGAGATATGTGGAAACAAGGCCGTAGATATACACCATATAGACTGCAGGGGTATGGGTGGTAGCAGTAAAAAAGACAAGGTTGAGAATCTTATGGCTCTTTGCAGGGAGTGTCATATAACATACGGGGATAAAAAACAGCACATGGAAAGGTTGCAGGATAGGCATAACTTACGGCTAAAAAATAAGTAAATTTGTCCTATGGCAATGAATAAGCAAAGGCGCACAGCCAATCTAAATAATATCGTAACCTACGATACCCTAAAGAATGTAACCTTATTGGCAGATTTGACCATTGAGGGACTGACAGGAGCTGGATTTGTAAAGGCTGACGTTAATGGATTGTTGTCCGTAGACACAGGCGCATACCTCCCAATCCCTTCCCAATCTGGCAATAGTGGAAAGTATCTAACTACAGACGGAAGTAATCTTTCTTGGGGTACGGTATCAACTGCGAATATTTATAATAGTGATGGTACGCTGACGGGGAATAGCCGCTATTGCAAGAGGATTGAATCTTACGCATACGCTTGTAGCTGCTGCGAATAACGATGTGCTTGTTGGTTTGGATATAAATCCTACGTTTACGAATGGTGCGTTTACTTCAGTAGCAAATATAGGATTACGGGTTAGTAACAGCTACCTTGTTGTTTCAGGGGATTACTTCCCCGGCACTGTACTACCTGCAAAAGGTATTATATTTGAAGCCTCAGGTGGTTCTGCAAGAATATCAAGTAGATTTGCAAGTGCTGCTGCGGCTTTAATTATAAATGCTTCTACATTAGATTTAAATGCAGGTACAGTTAATGTTCCCGGAGGAAGCTTTACTTCCACAATTGCTCAGTTTAATCAATTTGTAAGGACTTCTTACACAGTTGTGTCGGGCGGTATGCATGCTTCGTTTGGGCAGAACTTAATGGCAGCTAATGACCATCAGCTTTATGCGAGTTCTGGAAGGAAGTTATTCTTATCCGCTGACAACATTGTTTTCACTACACAGAATGCAGCAACTGCAACTGGTCAAATATTTTCATCATCAGGCAACTGGACCATCGGTGGAACTACAGACGCAGGTTATAAACTTGATGTGCAGGGGACGGGAAGGTTTACGGGGAATATTTATATGCTAAATGATAACGGCATAGTATTCAACGATAATGCATCTACCGGAAGAAGATTTGCAATAACACAAGACGCAAGCGTAATCACAAATACTGGAGTTGAAAGCATATCTATTGGTTATGCATCATATGCTTATTCTTTATGGTCAGTTGCTTTAGGAACAAGGGTTGGGATACCGAGTGGCTACAATTCAGTAGTTGCTGTAGGTTATAATTTTACAGTACCGGGCAAGGGTATTTACTTACAAAGAAACTCATTTGGTTTACGAATGGGTAGCTCTGCAACAGATAGAGATATCGCACTTGGTGGATATGTAAATACGGGAGATGTCGAAGGCGGAACTGCTCTTGGAGCAGGGACTTCTGTATCCGGAGGATACGGTGTTGCAATTGGCGTATGGTCTGTTGCTGGTGGACAGGAGTTTGTAGCAGGTGCATCTGATGGTGCAGGAACAGCAAAGCCTATTTCAAATGTATATTTTGGAAGTGGTAAAATTAGAGGTAAAGGTGATGGTACTGCAACAGTGACTTATACTGATGGAGCAGGGTCATCTTACACGATTAATGGTTCTGGTGCTTACGGTACTGACTTTGCGGGAGGCAATATAACTATTGCTGGCGGTAAGGGTACAGGAACTGGAACACCGGGAGATGTCATCTTCTCAACAGCAACAGCTCTTACTACAGGAACTACACTTCAGTCCCTGACACAAAGAGTGTGGATTAAGGGAGGAACAGGTAATCTGTTGGTTGGTTCTTCTACAGATGGAGGACAAAGATTCCAAGTGTCTGGTAATGCGCAAGTAACTCACTCATACACTCATACTACTGGCTCTTATACAAGCGGTCTTACTTCTTATGTATTAGCATCTACGGCATTGTCTCCTTCTTACACAAGCGGAATGTTCTATGGAGCATTAAATACATCCTACCAAAATGAATTTGAAGGTAGTGCTACCATCCCGAACAGTGTGACAATGAGTTCACAACTCAATCGTACTACAGTTAAGTTTGTGAATGCAAATAGCACAATAACAATGACTCAAGGCGGTTCTGGGTTAAGGGCTATCGCTAACCAGATACTGCAGTTTACCTTCGACACAGCTCAGACCTCCTGCGTTGTGTCACATGTAGCAGGTTCCCAGATACTTGCTCCTTACTATACAGGCGCTAATAATCCAACCATAACTAACTACTACGGTCTTGCGATTAATCCTTCTGACGAATACAGCGCGACACTCGCTGTAACAAACAGATGGGGTGTGTATCAAATGGGAACATCTGATAATAACTGGTTTGCAGGTAAAGTGATTATTGGTTCAACCAACACCGTTGGCTCATCTCCATTAAACGTGAAGGGATTACCAACATCTTCTGCTGGGCTTAGTTCTGGGGATATATGGAGCAATGCTGGTGTTTTAACTGTAGTACCGTAATTGTATGAGATATATATTATTTATATTGCTATTATGTTCTTGTGTAAAAGAACCTGTTGTTAAAGAAGAACCAATTATATGCGATTTAGGTCCGCTAGATATTCCGTCAGCAAGACTTGTTAGGCTTAGGGATTCTGACAAGGATGGTATTTCAGATAACATTGACAACTGCCCTAAAAAGGCAAATACAAATCAATTAGATAGTGACGGTGATGGTATAGGGGATGTATGTGACAGCTCACCATTTTCTGTTCCTGTAACAACTGAGGCCGTAATTCTGTTAGACTTTGACGGATATATTCTACCTGCAAATAGCGTATGGAATTCCTCTAGTCAGCCATATATTGCACAACCTAGTGGATTGCTTCCAGATGACATACAGCAGGTCTTATCTCTTGTTGCAAATGACTTTAATAGGTTTAATGTAATAGTAACAACGGATGAAAATGTGTTTAACTCTGCAAGCCAATACAAAAGGACAAGGGTTATAGTCACAGCTTCAAATGAGATATATCCGGGTGTTGCTGGAATTGCATATGTGGGTAGTATGTTTTATGGAGGTGATTGCCTAGTATTCCCAAGCGTAATGTCATACAGTGTATTGAGAACAAGATTAGCCACTACTCATGAGATAGGACATACGGCAGGATTATACCATCAATCATTGTGGGACCCAAATTGTAATATTATATACACTTATAGACCATGTGATTACAGCACAAATACAGGCCCTTTTATGGGTTCTGTTGGAGTATCCTGTAACCCAATATGGTGGATTGGACCTACTAGCAATGCTTGTAATGATATACAGGATGACGTATCTTTGTTATCAACTAAAATTGGATTAAAATAACAAACAATGGCACAAATTCAACCAGTATCCGTATGGAAAGACGGACAAGTTAAGACAGCAGAACAGCTATCTCTTAGGTCTATCGGCGATGACTTGGAAAGTTCTGCACAATTCTATTACGAGCTGAAAGAAGCTGACGTAACAACTCAAGACGCAGAAGGTAACGATGTAACCTCCTATGGTCAATCGCTAGCCAACGGCAACCTATCTATGTCGGGCCAAAGCTATTCTGATTGGGGTGCTCAAGCTGGTTCAGACATTAATGCTTGGGCTTACGATTGGGCAGCCGAACAGCTCAATGTAGTAATTGTATAAGTTGGATAAAGGGAGGTAATCATACTTTTATTTGTAAAATAGCACGATTGGCACTAAATTTGTAGTAGTAAACCAAAAAAGCCATGGCAAAAACAACAAAAAAGTACAACGACCTGCTGATGCTGGTACAAGCAATCAACATCCTCAGTGGTAACAAGGAGGAAGTAGAAGAAAACAATAAGGGCATTAAGAAGCTCCAGAAGATTGGAGCAAAGATGAAAGAGCACCTTGATGCTTATAACGAAAAAGTTGAAGATATTCGACTTGACAATGCTCATTGTGATGAAAAGGGCTGCCTTATTCTTGATGAAAAAGGTGGATATAAGTATTCTAAAGACGGTTTGAAGAAGATGAACAAAGACATCAAAAACCTGCTCGGACAGGAGTTTGAGTTCTATCAGTTCACATTCTCTAATGAGGGGATTGAGAACTACGCATTCTTGGAAGGATGGGTAGAGGGACTTGAGTTTCCAAAAGAGGAAACAGAATTAGAAGTAGTATAAACAGTGTGACTCATAGTTGTGTACGGGGCTGTCATTCTTGGCGGCCCTTTTTTATGTAGGGTAAAGTGTACATTATCGCCCTAATGCATGCATAATTTGGTAAAATTCATGCAAAATCACCACAACAGGCATTTTACCGCACTTTAGATTAGATTTGTGGTATATGAAACATATAGTATACGGGCTGATTATAGCCTTCCTTTTGATTCTGTTATTTAGGTCAGAATGCGGAAAACCTAAAGTCAAAGATGTCATCAAGGTTAATGGACAGAAAGTTAAGGTAATTGAGCATACCATAGACACACAGTATGTTCCTGTGAAGGTAAAAGGCAGGACAGATACTCTTATAGAGGATACTACCATATACGTAGAAGTGCCAGTTATGGACACTAACGCCATGCGTAAGTACCTTGAGGACTACTATACAAAAAAGGTATTCAATGACACATTCCGTATAAACTACGGCAAGATATATGTACAAGATACTGTACAGATGAATAAGATTATAGGCAGGACATTTGGTGCAGACCTGCTAGTTCCAGTTGTCAAGGAATACTTGACTGTTGAGAAATTACCAAAGACGGAGCTATACCTAGGTGTACGCACGGATTGGCAAAAAAATGGTACTTTTGTTGGCATCGGACCATCCCTCTTACTTAAGACAAAGAGGCAAAGAATATACGGAGTAGGCGTTAACTTGGTTAACGGTAAACCTATTTATAATATTCAAATGAACATAAAATTATGAAGAGTCCGATTCCAACATTCACGTTTGAGCAGTTCGTTAAAGAGCCTGTAAAGGGTATCATGCTTCTCTGTCTGACAGCTATAACCTATTTGTACATAGACGGCAAGATGAACTACAGCGGTCAGATTGAAGCCCAAAGTGCAAAGATTGACAAGCTAGAGCAGAAGATTGACCTGCTGAGTGTACAACTTAAAAGGTCTGACAGCTTGCTTGCTGCAGCTACATCTAAACTGATTGTTTTACAAGAACTTGGTAAGATAAAATGAGGTACATATTATTTATATTTTTAATATCATGTGGAGCTCCTGCCCCGAAGGTTGTTTACGACACTGTTGAGATAATTGAGAAGCAGAAGTTCTATGATTCTGTAGCTGTCCTTATACCAATTGCTGAGAAAAGGATACAGCAGCAGGAGAGAAAGATTATCCGTACAATAGACAAGTTAGAGGTTGCAGCGGATAGCCTAAAGAAGGAGAACGAACAACTTAGAGAGGTAGTTAGAGTAACTAAGTCTATTGTAATTCGCGATACGATTTATATCAAGGAGAAGACCAACTTCTGGGGGAAGAAGAAGGTAAGTACAGACAGTATCCAATCTATTGACTCAACAATTATAGAGAATGAAAATGATTAAGAACTTCTTATGGAGCTTGTTCGCAGAGGATGGGAAGATTAGCAGCAAGAGATTCTTTGGTGGAATGGCAGCTACATCCTTGTGTGTTACCTTATTGGCTAACAGCTTTACTCATGGAGACATTAAACCGTCAGACGTATTGGTAGAGGCAACAGCTGCCTTTGCTGCCCTGTCGCTTGGAATATCTGCTTGGCAAACTATAAAAACTAAGAAAGATGAATCTGGAGAAGCTTAAAACTAAGATACCCGATACTGTACTGTCTCAGATACCAGAAGTGGTTGAGAAGTTCAAGATAAATACACCATCTAGACTGGCCCACTTCTTGGCTCAGTGCGCCCATGAGTCTGGTAACTTTAAGGTTACTACGGAGAATCTGAATTACTCTAAAGAGGGTTTAATGAAGGTGTTTGGCAAGTACTTCCCTAACGAGGTTTTAGCAAAGCAATACGAAAGAAAACCTAATGCAATTGCCAATAGGGTTTATGCTAATAGAATGTCTAATGGTGACGAGAACTCGGCGGATGGCAGCAAGTTCAAGGGCAGGGGTTTCATTCAGCTTACCGGCAAGGAGAATTATACAGCCTTTGATAAGATTGTAGATGACGATATACTAGCTAACCCAGATTTGGTAGCTACAAAGTATCCTCTGTTGTCTGCTGCTTGGTTTTGGAATAGCCGTAACTTGAATGCTATTGCTGATGGTGGTAATACAGACGAGGTTGTTACGAAAATTACGAAGAAAGTAAATGGAGGCACTCATGGTTTGCCGGATAGAATATCAAAATTCAAGCTGTTTATAGGAGAGCTTGTGTAGTTTTACAAGCCTATTGTATATGTATTTATACTTAATATATATTTGCATATACATGTAATAAAAATGAATCAGGACTTAGACATCGTAGGTTTTCCATCAACAATAATGACTTGGTTAGTCGTGTTTGATATAGTAAAAATCAATCCTTTAGTAACGTTTATTGTGAGTATTATGTCCTTGGTTTGGTTATCTTTGCAGATATACGGCTGGTTTGAAAAGCGTATAAAAAACAATGGCAAGAAATCGTAATGCAGGAAAGCACCCGTCTTATAAGGGTTGGAGTCCATCCTCTATAGCAAGGAAGAGGAAGTACGATAAAGAGTATCATCAAACAGAAGAAAGAAAAGAATATAGGGCTAAATTAAATAAGGCCAATAGGGATGCAGGAACCTATGGCAACGGGGATGGTAAAGATATGAGCCATACAAAAAGCGGAAAGTTTAAGTTAGAGTTAAAGAGAATTAACAGAGCTAGAAACGGCAGAAACGGAAAATCAACGAAGGCTTAAATTGCCTATTTTCGTTGTATGATTATTTCTTTTCACAAACATGAAGATGACACACAGAATCCTACGATTCTTTATATGTGTACAACAATGACTTTTGAAAGAATGCTAGAAGAAATTGCATCAATGCAGATGGACGACTTGATTGGAGATGATGGGATTGGCCCTATGTATAGTGATGAGCCATTTATGTTAGACCATATATATATGAACTAAAATATATGACTTATCCTTGCTATTTGGCCTTGTGTTGGGTGATGTATAAAAGCATCAATACCTTTAGGAGAATGTAGGTATCCATTCCTATGATGCCATGAATCTGGCCCTGAAGGACTCCTCATAGACTCAATTGTAACACCCATGTAATCTTTAGATTTCTTATGATGAATGTGATGGGTATATATGTACTTATGCTTACATTCTGACCAATCTGAACCCGTTTCGTGAGCCATTAGAAGAGGCAAGTCCCCTTCTTTAGCACCATCACCATGGGTGGTCCCAATTAGATTATTATGGTATCTAAAATATTTCCTATGTGATATAGATGTATTGAAGGTAACATGTTCACTTTTTGAGAACCACGAACTTATCGTATCTGCCAAGAAGTATCCAGACATATAGTCGTGATTAGATGGGTCGTACTGTACGTAAACATCAGCAACCTGCATAAGCATCTCAATAACAGCTATATGAAGTGATTTAGCTACTTGGAAATTCTCATGCCACATTCCTGTTGTATCCTGTGGTGTTCCACTTGTTGTTGTTCTCTTAGGAGTATCTATATGTAGTATGTCGTTACCTATAACATACATTATCTTATCTATATTAAATCCTGAACTCTTTGAAATTATTGACCTAACACCTTCTGCCACTCTATTTACTGCTATATAAGTATTATAGTCTTCTCCTGTCTCGCTCTTTACTGATAGCTTTCCTATATGTATATCTGATGGGTCTACAACTAAAAGATGTGGCTCATCTACTTTAGACCTATTTATATTTGGGTATACTGGCGAATGCTTAGTCATGTCTTTTACTATCTCATCCCTAACTTCTAGGTATGATATAGAAGGTGATTTGACATTAATAGAGAAGTTTTCACCTTTATACCAATAGTACTTTACGTCTTCAATTGGTATTCCTTTTTCTTCGCACTCCCTTTTTAACGCTTCGTGTCTTTGTCTTAGCTGTTTGACTACCTCGTACTCTTCCGGGGTTAATCTTGGGCGTATTTCTGACATCAATTGGTTGTTTGGTTGCTAAATTACAAACATTTTTTATATATTCTATAACTTTTTGACATTCTTTTTGGTTTTTTGGCAAAAACATCTCAGGATTCTTGCCTTCTGTATACATTTTATACTTTAACAGCTTCCATTTTAGTTTGTTGTCGTTTCTTTGAAAACCTTTTGTGTCTACGATAATATTGGTTCCGTGTGTAGTAAAATCAAAGTCCACGGTCAAAGTCATTGCTCTAACCGTGGATTTGTTGTATTTGAAAGACGGATGAAGAGTGTATGTGTTTTGGAATGTGAATGCTATAGAGTTACTACATAGTAGTTCATAGAAGTATAACTCAAGCCTTGAGTCAAACTTTATTCCATATTTCTGAACCTTCTTAATCACCTGCTAAATACTTGCTTGTGAACAGATGGGCTTATTTCATGCAATAGGTTTAGCTTATCTGATAACTGTATTGCCATGCCCGTAGACTCATCAATTGCTGTATCTTTTTTATAGCACTCTAAGGTTAGGCTATCTACCTTTACCTGTAAGACAGAGATTGTTCTTTGGTCATCAGCAGAATTGATTAATACTGCCAATAATATTGATGTTACAACTGTTGTTATAACGGCTAAAAATCTATTCATCGTTATTATTTTTATCATGTAAAAACTCTTCTGCCTTTTCTATAATATAATTAGTATACTGCCAATCAGAGAATGTAGCTCCAATAAGTATAGTCCTAAAGGCCTGGAAAATTTCATCTAAACTTACATCTGAGCCTTCGAATTCTACTGATGTTGTAACTCCATAAGATTTGTAAGATAATTTTGCGGATTCGTTTTTTTGTATCATAACATATTCATTTCTTGTTTAGAATAAGATAAAGCACTTCTGAGTAAGTCCATTTTATAGTGAGCTTCCTTAATTAACATTTCGCAAAGTGCGTTATAAAAAGAACAGTCACCTATCTCGTAGGCTATTACTATTTTCTTTTCTGTTGCACCCATGTCTTGGTTGTTAAGGTTCATACACTTTTGAAAAGATAGTTTTTCTGTAAGGAATTGAAACTGAGCTTTTGCCATAACTCCTTGAGCCATAACTTCTGTAAGCTCAGACATGTGGTTAACCACTTCTGCCGGGTTAGCACAATCTACCTTTTTGGCAACTACCTTTCTAAATGATTCGTGCATAGATACGCTTTTTTCAAACGCATCTTGCAACGATTTGTCCGTGAATACTTCCTTCATAATAATTGATTGATTGGTATTAAAATAATTTTAGATGTCTTATTGTCTCCTCCATCTACTACACTTCCGGCTTTATACCAAAACCTAGCCAACTCTTTAAGTCTTTCCGTAGTTATAAAGATTACAGTCTTGTTTTCTCCTATGACAAAAGCCCAATATTCAGCTTCAGTAGTTGATATTCCGCTAGGCAAACCTCTTGATGCATATTCAATAGCTACATTCCCTGTTTGATGAGCCATTCTGTCTGTTTTCACCTCAACCTTTGTTACTCCGTTGAGGAGAGATAGAACATGATTTTCTCCTTCCTCTCCGTATACAACGTCAATATCAAATGGTCTTTTTGTATTACCTACATTTTTCATTTTACATATCTTATGGCTACTTCTTTTTCAAGTAGTGGTGAGTATATGCGACTTCTTTTAGTAGCAGCATTTTTAATAGCCGTATACCCTATCCCCAATCTCTGTTCAGCTAGTTTAAGGGTTGAATATTTAACAGCTTTCTTTTTTCTTTCTTCTATATCGCTTATTGAAACGTCATACACCATTACACTTACCCTTGAATCTTCAATAAACTCATATCCCATATCATAATAATTTATGTTTGACTAATACTTGTTCTCTATTAAATGGCAGATAGTCGTTATCGTCTACGAACTCAATACCATTAATCATCTTAAGGCGGATTGGAGAACCCTGCGATGTTGGCTTACCACCAGTTTCCCTATTCCTAATCTTGTCAATAGATATCTCTGTATACATCCACTCATTGGGGTCTTTAATCTTTCTGTGTAATGTCATAAAGTTATCGGCCCTATTATACAAAGCAGCACCTCCTTCTGTATCAGATGCGTGTGGCATCTTCTGATGACCTCCAGAATCTCTATCCCTTTGGGATGCTGTTGTGGTGTGAACTGATAGAAATATTGTGGTATTGTAACGCTTTGTAAAGTTAAGCATTTCGCTGTAGGCCTCATAGTCATATATGTATTTATTTTTTGCAGCCGTAAGTTCCATCTTCAGGGAATTGTACGGGTCAATAAATACACCCTTTAGTGATTTATAAGCCATCAGTACCTTGGCGTGCTCAAGCAAGTCTTTATAAGAATACATATTGTCAGTAGACATCATAAAGAAATGCTCATCAACAAATTTAAGAGATATGTTATGCTCTCTGTCATCCATTTGATTAATCCTTTTACCTACGAAGAACTCCATAAGTTTCATCTTAACAGATGCTGACTGATTCTCTCCCGTATATACCATCCAATTCCAATCGTACTTAAGGGCAGATAAGAATAAGAACCAAAGGTTGACTGTTGTCTTACCGATATGGGAGTGTGCAAGAGATGCGTAGAACTCTCCTTCTTTGAGCCTAAAGCTTTGGTCTAGGTCGTAATACCCTAATGGAAGGCCCATAGGTATAAGTCCTGTTCTAAACTTATAGATGAAGTCATCATCCTTAGCATTGTTAGACAGGAATGATAACTCCTCCTCCATTGCACCAACTTCCCTAACAGCTTCCCTAAAGTCTTCTTCAATCTCTGATATTGGTCTAGCCATACCATGCCTTAGACCATCTTCAATAGTCTTCCTTGCAAGTTTAGGGTCATCAATATTCCTCTTGTTGACCTCATGAGATAGGATATTAAGGGCAATATCATACTCCATGCTCTTGGTAGCAACATAACCCCCTAAAAGGTTAGAAGCACGAAGAAGTATATGATGCTTCTCTCCATCAGGAGCAGACCTAATCATACGGCAGGCAATGTCTACTTTTTTGTAGTCAGTATGACCATCACCTACATTAATCTTAGCTACCGTCTTCTCTTCTTCTATATCAATGTCATAGAATACTGATGAAGATGTGTTGATGTAGATATCTGGGTCATAGGACACATAAAGAACTCTGCTTACATTTTGAGCTGTTGTGTCAAGTCCTTTGTATCTCTTAATAATAGCCTTATAGTGTTGAGCGTGTTTGTTGCCATCGCCTATCTTGATTAGGCCGTGAAGGCCATTGCCAGAGGCTGATTTCCATAGTGCATATATGAATTGGTCTTTAGATAGTGTATCTTTTACATCATCTATATTGTCAATTCCGTCTATGTCAATTGGAACAAATCCGCTATGCTTTGTTATACTCTTATCATCCCTGTAGGATATATATTCCTTTCCAGAAGAGTTCTGTTTAGTTATTGGCTTATTAAATTCTCCACTGAAAAGAACACATGGTAGGTTTGACTTTAGTACTCTTTTATCTTCATCGTTATCGCACGTTCTAATCATCTCTACCTTATCCTTGTATCGCCCGTCCTTGATTGCTTTTATGACAGCATCAAGTGTTACAATCCTTGGATTAGATATAGATAATATATTCTCAAAAATTGTTACAGTGTTCATGTTGCTAGGTTAAAAAACCCCACGCCATTTTATTGGCGCAGGGCTATGTATGGGGAAGTGGTCGTCTTAGAATGGAAGATTGTCATCCTTAAGGCCTTCTTGCATCTCTTTTGGAGTCTGCTGAGAAAGTGTCTTTGCCTTTGATGGGTCTGGTTTCCATGTGTCAAGCATGATGTAAACATTGTTCCCAAACTTATCAGGTGCCTTCCTGTCCTTGATTACGACATTACAATAACCTGCCTCATTTGCGTTTGCTTTAAGTTCCTCAATGAACTTCTCTACTTGGAACGATACCTTTGTTCCGTACATTGTTTTCTTACCTCTAGCTGCGTTGAAATAAACTGCTTCTGACATATACTTGATTTTAAAGTTTTAAAAATTACCCCATGGCTAAGAATAGCCGGGGTTTAGTTGCTACTTATGGTTTGGAATTTTCTCTTGTTGGCTGTGATATGAATGTCATAACCATGCTGTTCAAGAATATCTATAACAGCTCCCATGGATACGGCTCTTGGCTTTCCATTTTTATCTTTATATTTTCCTAGGTAGTTGACAAAGAACCAATAATTGGTTTGCCTATTTGATTCGTATATATCGTCAAGTATTGACGCTATCCTCGGATAAGCTTCGTGTAACTTATCTCTTGTTATCTGCTTTGTGTTAGACATAACTATTTTATAACTCGTTCTATTGACAACATTTGCCCTTCATCAAAGTCTGCCTTAAAGATGTAGAAGACATCGTATGGCTTACCGTAGAATAGGACTTCACCTGTATAGGTGCTGTCTTTTATGGTTAGGTTTTTTCTTTTTAGCTTAAACTTGAATATTTCATCTTCAGTCTCTACTAGCTCGTATTCGTAATCCATGTAGGTAAGTTTCCCGTTATTATCTATTTCATACTCAAGAAACTCTTTGTCAAGACTCTTGGTTTGAAATTCAAGATTTGATAAATCCCTTCTTTGGAAAGCATTCACCGGGAGCAACTCTTCTTTTATTTTAATATAATCGTACCTACTCATTTAAGTTAGGGAGAGGATTTTAATGCCCTCCCCCATATATTAAATCACTGCATGTCATTGCGAATATACAAGCGAATCTACAAATATCCAAATTTATTTTATCCAGGATGGAAGATTGATGCTTACCTGCCCATGAAACTCATAACCTGCGTCCCATGAGTTAAGTACCATACAGGTATTAAAGCTATCTGTTAGCTTCTGTATTTCCGCCCATCCATAGTCAAGATACTCTTGTGATATGGGAGCTACAAAGAAATTGTATGGGGCTTTTGTTTCCGCTACAAGATATTGCAACTGCTTTCCAGTTGCATGGTGATATAGTGCAGCTTGAATGTAGTACATTCTGTTATGGAAGTCTTTGATGAATGTCTTAGGATTTCCGTCAGATGTTGTCTTTAATTCAAGAACATAGTTTTCAGAATATCCGTCAATGAATCCGCGGAATGGTAATCCGTTGATGATAGTCGACCATTCTTTCTCAAACTCTTTACAAGCGTGGACGATATTCTTAGCTTCTGTATTTGAGAATATTCTTACTGCAATCTCATTAGCTGTGTCTACATCTTCCCCTGTAACTACAATCTTATTTCCTGCTAATGCTACAAATGTTTCCCATGTAGCTTTACCATCCTTTGTTCTCCTATCTACATCAGGGGCAACAGCAAACAATTCAGTAAACTGTTGACTATACATAATCATGCAGTGAACAAGAGAGCCAAAGTTCATCTCTTTGCTTGGTTCTCTCTTAGCATTGAGGTATTGAATGTAATGTGATGGAGACTTAGCAAACTCCTTCAGTGAGGAGTATGACAATGGTCGTTGGTTAAGTGTTTCTAATGTTATCATATTGATTTGAGTTTATCTGATACAGCTTTTCTAAATAATGGATTTTGTTTGATAAGGTCATCAAGAGACTTAGCATAGTATGTAATCTCTTCCTTATCAGTCATCCCGTTTATATCCTTGATTGCCTGATTGATTATATCTGACTCATAGCTGCTTAATGCAGAGTCATGCTTACCCTTGAAGACATCAATACCAATACCGATATAAGAACATATCTTGGTTATGGCATCTGTCGTTGCTCCCTTACAAGCATCTCCTGGGTCATCGTTTACTGATGAAGCTATTGATTCGTAGTAAATCTTATGTTCGGGTATCTCAAGAATAGTCTTAAGCACAGCTGTAAACTCTATCCTTTCTCTTCCGGAGGATGTAACTCTTGTCTTTTCAATGATGCCAGGGCCCACTAGTTCTGTCTTGATTGTCCATGAACCTACACCGAATACCTCATTAAGCCTTTCTGTTACATAGATAGCTTTGATGGTAGATAGGTTCTGTTTGGTTGGGTGCTGAGTAACAGCTTCTTTTGGCAACGGCTTCTTGATTAGGTCTAATTGTTGTTTGGTCATACGTTACATTTTATGGCTAGTATTAAAATCAGGTGTATAAAAATAGCATATACAATGATATCTCTTATGTCTTTCCATGTGGGTATCATATTCTTATTTTAGTATGTTCATTTAGCATCTTGATAAACTCATTTATATGAACGTATACCAAAAGTGATTCTCCGCTTTTCATGGATACGTGTGTGCAATCGCCATTGTTTTCATCTGATGGTCTGAATGCATAAATCTCAAAAGGATTGATGTAGGTGTAGGTGTCTTTGGTTACTTCTGCACCCGTCAATTCTTTGTGTTCAAGGTCATAAAGCTTAATCGGAACATTTAGGAATCTGTCTGTGAACATGTTATTGTGTTTTATATGTTTTATTGTAATAGTTTCTTGCTACATTAATCTTCCAGTCTCCCGTATGGCCGTCTTCATCTAACCCATACATAACAGCCTGTTCAATCTGATGTCTTTCTTTCTCTAACAGAATCTCTTTTGATGGCATGATTAGGTTTAGGTCTCCGTACCTATCTTCAATCCATTTGAATAGTTCTTGTACTGCTGTCATTTATTATAGGTTTCGTTATAATAATCTTCTCCATTATTTATTTGACTTTCACTACCCCATTTATTATGCTTACCATAATTAAATGCTGACTCTATCTGCTCCTTCTCCATTGCTTTTGCTTGTTCAATAAGTTCAGCATAAATTATCAATCCATTTTTAGCGAATACTGAATTAACGAACCATTCAACTGCTGTTTGTTTCATATACTAACATTTTTTTTGTTATTGTGCATTTTTATGATAGCATTACCGCTGTTTGTTGTGCCATAGTTTATTAATGTTTTGATGCACATTTATCACAAAAATCTATTCCTTTACTTGTATCATTACCATCCCAATAACAATGCATTGCTTTATTGCATTCTGGACATCTATAAAATGGTTCTGATTTAGTTATAGTATTCCATACTGATTTCCAAAATGAAGGGCATTTAAATATCTTGTGAACCCACTTTTTGACTGCTGTTTGTTGTGCCATAGTTTATTCTGATTTAGAAGTTAAATAACCTGTTACAAATCCATTAATCCACATCTGCTTGTCTGTCTCATCACATCCATGACATCCTTCCCACATGCTTTCAGCTAGTTGTTTGATTTCTTGTATTGTTTGTGCCATAGTTATTTAGTTTTAACTCCTAATCCTTTACAATTTGAGCAAGTGCTTCCATCCCACATTCCTTCACCTGAACCGTTGCATAAAGTACAGGTATTGTCTTGCTCCATTATTTCATTTAATTGATTCCATATAAAATCTGCATTCTCACCCCAATAATGGTCACACTTATCGTTCTTTATTGGTGGGTCAACAAAGTAAGATTGGTAATCGCTAGGTTTTCCGGGTCTGTATCAAGATTTGACTTGATTGACTCCATTTCGTAAAGAAGGTTCTCTAGTGTGTTCATTTGATTTGATTTGGATTGTAAAATTACAAAATAAAGATAAAAGAAAAAATTATTTTTCTAAGCTTTCAAGAAAATCAACTATTGTCTGTTCAAATTTTTCTTGGTATTCTTCCGGCATATTAGATAGCATTCTAACTACACCATCGAATCTTAGGGTATCAACTGTCTTGGATACATCGGAGTGTGTCTTTAGGTCCATATTCCTCTTAATCCAGGATAGCTTATCCTTTATAGGTCTTACTGCATCCTTAACAGCTCTTGATGTTTGCTGTTCAACCAATATATCCTCAGCATATATTAGTGCATTGCATACGTTAACGTAAATAAGGAATAAAGATTCTCTTTGGCCTTGGTTCATTTACCTCTGATTAAAGTGTAAAGATACAGTGGAACAAATACAATAAAAAGTAAAAAACCGAAATATATTACTTGAAATGCCCACTTAAGTAGTCCTAATGTTGCTCTAATTGGTTTCATAAATTTCATTTGCTTTTGAATAAATACGATAACCCTTTTCCTTAAAGTCATCGTCCGACTTGCATAGATACCAATAGTCGTGTATATGATATAGAACTGTTGTGTGTTCAGCATATCCAATAATCTTACCAACTTCTGTCATGGTAAGTTGTCCTACATTATAAAGAACCCAACAAGCCATCTTCCTTGGCTTTGCATACTTATCATACCTGCTCTTGTTATTGTAGTAGTTGTTATCTACTCCAAATTCTTCTGCGATATAGTCAAGCACCATTTTGTGCTTCTTCATTAGTTTTTCCCCCATTGTTGTGCTATTGCGTTTGCTATTCCCTGGAATGTCTTACTTCTCAGAGTTTGTCTTTCTTGTTTTGTCTTAGCCTCTCTCAGTGCATTGTAGTACCACATTGGTTGGCTCTTCTTCTTACCATTCTTATCTGTCCACTCAAACCTTTCACCTTTTCCTACAACATTAGTAGGCTGTAATGGTTCAAGATTCTTTAGCCATAGACAGGTAGACTTGCTAGCCTCATCACCAAACATCCAAGGATGTATGATTTGTGTAGGCTTCATCCACATAGTACTCAACAGACCAATAGGATTCTCAATAGCAATCTTGGGTATGGGTGAATTGTACAGCATACTTACAAAGTTTATGCTGTCTCCCATATCCCTACGTCTATTAGGATACTTAGGGTGTGGTCTTCTGTCATGAAATGGAAGCTGTCTGTCTTCGGGGTGAGATAACCACGCAACACCACTAGATGCTAGGAATGTACATGGGGGATGAGCAATCATCAAGTCCCATCCAAGATTAACTACTTCCAAAACATCATGATGTATATGCCATTCTGGATGACCACCAGAACATGGTAATAAATCACAGCTGTAGGCTTCATGACCTAATTCTCTAAACGCTTTGCATACTGCTTGACTTTCTTCGCAAGCTACTAGTACTCTCATAATTAACTGTTTTACAGTGTGGACAAATAGGTGTACTCTTTTTGTTTTTATAGGTAGTCTGAGTAAACATCTTCCTACAGTTTTTACATTTAAGATAAAGTGCTTGTATCTTCATCTGCTCTCATTTTACGTAAGTTGTCAAGTGTTTCTTGTAACAGTAGCTCAACATCTGAGGCATTTCGACAAGCGAATACCAAGAGTGTAACAAGTTCAAGTGGAGTACCACTAATCTGACAAGCAATACCATTACTGTCAGCTTTTAACGAGAATTCTGCTTCTATCATAATTGTTGTTTTTAAACTATTCCTGAATATAGATTTGAGAAAAGGTGGTCAGAACAGAAGTTACCCCCTTCCCCCTAAAGGTGAGTAACCTCTGACCTATTCCGTCATATGAGTTATCGAATGAGGTAGGCTGTATAGGGATAAAGTTACATCCACGCTATACATTTAACAGTAAGACATAGGAATCTTTGGTAAGGCTATGTCCTTAAATTCCTTATACTCGGAACTTAGAGAGACAGACGACTGCTTACTAACCAATCCAAAACAAAAAACCCACACAGGTCGCAGCTGTATGGGTTCAATGAAAGAGGGTTCTCTTAAATCAAACCCGAATAAATACTGCGACTATCTAATCGGATTGACAAGACAAAGCTAAGTACAGTTTGTTATACTACCAAATTTATTTCGGAATTAATCCGAATTAGTGCATTAAACTACACATTTACGTACGTATTTGTGTGAAATAATACACATTATTCTGTTTCATTGGATATGATATTACCGTACTGAGACGCACCCAATGGGTTTCTTTCCATGAATATCTCATAGGCTATCTTGTGCCTATTCAACTCAACTTCAAGTGGAAACATCTCATACTTAACAGAATCTAGCTGATATTTAACACTGTCTAGCTTCCTCTGTAGCTCATCAGACTTATCTACATAAGCCTTTATCTTATACTGAGAGTCAGCTCTAAGGTATACTTCAATAGATACAAAAAACAGAAAGATTAATACGTACTTCATGTTATATCATTTTTATCTTCAGGATTAAGAAAATCTTCCCCTTTATAGTCGGGGAAGTTATCATTCATATAGGCAATACCATTTACCCATATAATTGAGATTACGATTGAAATAATTATAATTATACCCATAATCATATATGATGTGTTTTAAAATTGGCTGTTCTGGTACAGCTAAACCTCCCTGCTGTCTTTATTGGTTATGAAAACTCACCGCACACCGAAACCAAATGTCAAGACAGCTATGTCTTCCCAACCCCGAGACAAGGGTACAAGGGATTTAATATCAGTGTGCTGTAATGCCTAGACTACGGAACATAAACTTAACCTTAGTCTTAATATATTCAATCTCATTGTCATTGTGTAGGGTATAGTCAAACTTATAGTCATCTAACGCTACCTCAGATACGTGTGCATTGACAGGCTTAGTTAATGGTCTCTTGACCCTTATTACAAACCCACCGCATCTCTTGATTTGGTCAGCCTCATTAGGAAACCTACAGTCCGTGATTACCCAATTGGTAACACACTTGTCAAGTAATGTGTTCGTTTTACACGACATACATATAGACGTATCAGATTCATTGTTACATGTGGAACATACCTTCTTGAATTCCATGGACCTATTGTATTCGGATATGAGTGCGTTTACCCATGCATCTTGATGTAGGTTATCTCTAATGGCATCAGTGCCTAATTTCTGAAGGAAATCTCTTACCGTCATATCATACCCCTCAAGAGTCATCTGCTTCACCAATTGGTCTTCAAATGCCTCTACAGGAAGCCCTGTTAACATACTTGCCATCTCCTTCAACTTGCCTGAGAACTTCTTTACTTGCCATCCAGGGAACAGCTCACATATAGTATTCCCTATCTCATCCTTACCCGAACCTGCGTAGCCTGACAATGCAATAATCATAGAATTTTAATTTGTTTGTCTAAACCTAATTGCTTAATCTCTCTTTCGTATATTGATATGATTCCCTCATAGACCTCCGGATATACATCCCTCCACCCTTGACATGACCGTCTGTTGGAGTGTAGGCTTGTGTGGTCCTTGTACCCAAACATCTTGAATATCTTTACAGATGTAAGAGACTCTCTCTCCATTAGAAAATACTGAAGCCATATCTTTTCAATACTATTCCCCGTTCTGTTACTCTTAAATAATCTATCCTTACTACACTGAAAGTATTCTGATACAGCTGTAGCCCATATGTCAACCACTTGGCTTTCTCGCGTTATAGGCTCGTTTACAAACCTTGCGACTTTTATTTCTGTGCCATAGGTATTTGATATGTACTCGCAGAACTTATTGATGTCGTCAATCATAGCCATGTCTTTCTCTTTTATATTCTCTTAATATATCTGAAGCTATTTGGTCTATATCTTTGTCTGAATCCCACCCTTTAGTTGACAATAGCATATCAACTATAACTGCCCTCATTTCTTCAGACAATTGCATATACTTGTCCCTTGATTTGTTTACCTTTCTAAAGGTAATCAATAACTCATCTAACCTTCTCTCAAGGGTGTCTCGCTCAATTCTGAGCATATTCTCACTTGTACTCATAATATTTGGAAATATCCATACCCCTGGATGTCCGCAATCTTTGTTGAATTCAACATATAGATGGACACTCTGCCATACTTTGTTACTTCTGTAGCCTTGTGAACAGCTGCCTCCGGAATGCGTTTCCAATCCAATACAGCTATGCATTGTGCGTCTTCATCAAGAAACAAAAGTATCTCGCACGCTATCTTTAACCTATGTAGTTTTTTCATCTATTATCTTTTCTACTTGCTGTACAGCTGCGTTATAACCTGCGAAGAAGCATAGCCTAACAAGAGAGAGTGGTACCCCCTCTATGTTTATTGTGGGATGGGCTGTTAGGAAATCGAGGAAGTCATCCTCTTGTAATTGATTGAAGTCCATGGCTGATTGATTTTTTACAAAGTTAAATAAATCTAATTACAGAATTGACAAAATCAAAATCATCTTGATTTATTGCATTCTCAAAACCACGCAACGAGTACACAGTACCCTCAAACTCTGCATAATTCATGAAGTCTTGGTCTGTAATATCTTGATAGCTAAGGCCGTCAGGGATAGTATCAACACTAATACTATAAACTTTAAGCTCATTCATACTAAAGGGTTTATTCTGTTTGGATAAAAATCTTCATCTAATGCCTTGTCTGTGGTCTTCCATCTATCAATAGATGAATCCCATTGAACTTTATTGCCATTATCATCTTGGTACTCAACATCAGCTTCCTGGTCTGCCATCTCTCCGTCTATACCTACAGCCATACCGCAATAGTTATCACCCTCATCAATGTAGTCCATACGGAAGTGTAATTTAGGAAACATTTGTATAGCTTTCTCAAGCCATCCAATGGGAGGCGACCAAGCACTATTAAATGTACACTCAATATTATCTGATTCATCAATATAAAGATTGAAGTCATATACATCCCACTTAGTCCTCCAATTGGCTATTCTCCAATCATACCAATTGTCAAACCCATACTCTTTCTTATACTGCTTCATCCTACTCTTGTACTGCTCATCTGATTCTCCATCCCTTTTTGGTAATGGGGCAGTTTCAGCATTCAACTGAGGTGGCATTGGGTATATGAGGTCATACGTTGCCGACTCTCTTCCATCTTTTTCAATTACAAATAACTTTCTAAAGGCTTGCACATCTTGTGCATCTCCGAATACATTAAGGTTGTTGTCTACGTGATTTGGCATGATGATAGTTTTTAAATTACGGGGATTATATAATTATTGTCGCCTTTCTTATTGTAGTGCAATGCACCGCCATCGTTACCCTCGTCATCCGCTACTGGATAGATATGTGTGCCGTCATCCAGGGTGATTACTACGGGTGTACTATACCAATCCATCTCATCACACTCTTCCTTACTTAGATAGTCAACAGCTACGATTGTTCTGCCTACTAATACGTCAGATGCTTTCTTAATCCAACGTGTTCTAATTTCTGAATCTGTCATTAATGTACTCATAGTTTTAAATATTACCGTTTTCTAACATTGAATAATGATTGTCGTCTGTGATGATTACGTGGTCAAGCAATTTAAGGTCAAGCAAGGCACACGCATCTTGTATCTTCTTGGTAACCCGTATATCACTATCTGATGGCTTGAGATTACCCGATGGGTGGTTGTGGGTAAGGATGATTGATGATGCTGCACATTGTAGTGCTATAGTCAGCACAACCTTTGGGTCGCATACAGTACCCGAAAACCCACCCGATGAAACCTTGTGGTATCCTATAACCACATTGGCTCTGTTGAGGCAGATGACCAACATCTCCTCTGTCCAATTCATTGTGTCAGCCGAGAAGATACTCCTACATACTTTAGCCACGTCATCTGAACTAGTGATGGTGTGCTGTTCACCCTTGCTAACTGATACTTTAATCTTAATCTTTGGTAGCTTCATGTTTCAAATTTTAGTTATTTAATTCGTTATATTCGTTCTTGTAATACTCGGCTGCCTCTATAATCCTAAGAATGATTTCCTCATCTGTGTAGTATACTACCTCAGATGAATCATACTCGTCAGACAACAGCTCTTCTAATGTTTCTACTAGGAATCTTCTATTCATGTTATGGGGTTTTAAAATATGGTTTATACCTTGTTATTTTATATGCACTCTTGATACCTTTGTTTGCTATCTCTTCCCAAAACTCATGTCCTTCTATAGTACGAGACCAACACATAGTTTCATTTATTGCATCAAAAAACTTATGATACTTTTTGAACATATAGTCTGCTCCATTCTTTTGAACTACATTTTTTAAGTACCTAATGCGTAAACCTCTTGGCATTCTGTCTGAGAATTCTAATACTGTCTTCATGTTATATTATTTTTGGGTCATGGTATGCTGAACACTTACTACAAAGTCCATCGCCGTTAATCTTATCCTTATTAAATACTTCGTAACAATCCCAACAAGCTTTCCATTGGCTGTCTGTTATTGTGTACTTGCCATCCTTGTATTCCCAATCTGACCAATCGGGATAGTGCCAATCAAGTGACTCATCCTTCTTGCTATCCTTCTTGTATGATACACCATTACCACCATCTTTCCACCATGAATCATACCTATGTTTTTCGTGAGTACACTCATACACATTGGTACACTTTGTCATAATCTCATACACCATACGTCTACAATTCTCTACATCACTTAGGCATATCATCTCCTCATCTGTATGGGGATTGTAATAACCGCAGGACATATTGGCTACACACACACCTATACCATTGTCAGCAAGTTGGTACACATCTGTAAGACCACCGGTATTCTCGCTGTATCCGTGTGCTGCAATGATTGGTGCGATGTCATTGCTGAACTGCTCGGTATATAGGGATGTACCCATGATGTTGTATACGAAGTCGTTGTTACCCTTGCGGTCACACTGAAGGGCAAACCTAACATCCTGGAAGAAGTCCATATTAGCTTGTGAACTACCTAAACATCCTACCTCCTCGTCTACAAAGAAGGCAGCCTTGCAATAGTCAAGGTCACGCATCATCTGTAGTGCAATGTAGATGCCTACCTTGTCATCACCACCAACACCTGTCATCTCTTTCTTTGTGGGATTGTAGGCAAAGGCATAGTCATCATCACTGATAACCACGTACTGATTGTCGGGTACAATCTTGTGTACAGTATCAAGGTGTGCCACGATACAAGGATATGTATCTGACTCACCCTTGACTGCATAGATATTGCCTGCTGCATCGTAGTCAATCCAACACCCCAACTCAAACAGCTTCTCTAGAACGAAGTCAATCATCTTGTCACATTCATAAGTGTGTGACTGCACCTTCAGTGTCTCTAACAACAGTGGATTTATCATGCTTCTTGATTTTGATTGTTACCTTTTCTTACCCATTCCCCATCAACTTCCTCGCAGTCGCACTCTAACATCCAACCTTCGGATGTTTCAACTGCGTCCTCCATCCACACCCAATTGCCGTCAACAGTTTGTACTGCATCATCGGCAGGTATTGCATCACCATCCTCGTCAAACCTTATGTCATCAATGTGGTAGTAGTCTCCCGTCTGGTGTACAAAAACAATCTCATCACTATCTAACATATAGAATTCGCCATTCACGTATGTGCAATGCTCTGTGTACACTTGGCTGTTAACACTCTGTACGTAGTGTGTATCACATTCGGTGTATCCGCTGTACCATGAACCCCTAAACCTATAGTCAATGTATGTGGAATCATCTTCAACTATATCATTACCCGTTATGACATCCTCCACAAGGTTGTTATGGTCATCATATGAGCCATCGGTATTGCGAAGCTCACGATATGGTCCATCGGGTTGTTCGTTAGATAGGTTGCCATCCTCATCAAGGTACATCATGGTGTCCATATATGGGTATTCACTGAAGTCCCAATTAGCAAGGCTTATAAAAGCATTGTAGTCATATACCTTCTCATCTCCAATCATATCAAAAGCATGATGATGACATGACTGATTACTCTTGTATCTTATGCCATTTTCTTTTGCAAACTTGATGAACATTGGTCGCACATCATCCTTGGCATAGATGGTATCCATACACAATCCAAGGTTATCTGTGTCCCATATCAATGCCCTGCCAAGTACCCTATGATTGGCATCTAGGGCTACAGCCATCTTAACCTTGTATGGGTTATCGCTATATATTCTGAATAGTGATGAGTGCTTGTCCTTCATGCAGCTACCCGTTAGGTTGCCGCCTGCATACTCAGAGTAGTTGTTCTCGTTGTAGTACCATGTAATGAACTCGCCATTACATACCCACAAGGATACCTTCTCGCTGTCACCATTCTCACCATCACCATTAGCCATGACATAGGATGCAACAGCATTGCTGAACTTCTCAAGCTTGGCATCGTTGAGTTCGTAGTCATCCCATATACACGCAGGAATAATCTTGCGTACAATACGGGCAGGTTTACCCTCTTGTCTACCCTCTCTACGCCATCTGCCATCATCATTGGTTAGATGTTCCCTACCTGCGGGTAGATAGGAAATCATCGTGCCTCGCATTGTGATGTAGTCCAACTCTTCTGTGTGTAGCTCACTCTTGTGATTGTAGAGTGCATTGCATACGTTGCAGTCGCTACGAAGTTCTGCAAGCATCTTGCTGAAACTGTTAGAGAATACCATAGTTGTGTGGTTTTTGGTTTATGAATTAGGTTTACGTTCTCGGATTGCTCTTTTTGTGTAGTCTTTTCTCCATTTCTCGTTTTCTTTTTCTGCCACCCGTGCCAGGGTAATGGTGGTCATAATCATAACGATTGCATACCCAAGTAAATTAGGGTGATGCACGGAGAACATTAGCAATGGGATGATGGACACTCCGCTAACTATAACGGCGATGTCAAGTGTTTCGTCTTTCTTTCTCATGTTTACCATGTTATGCCTAGTGCTGCCTTGCCTAAGCGGGTGATTGAATGGTGGTGATTGGTCATACCTGCAATGATGTACGTTAACTGAATGGCAAGCGCCAAGAACAGCAAGCTCATAACTACCTTCGCAATGATTGTTTCTGCTTTTTTCATGTTTGTAAATTTACAATTTAAACTGTTAATGAATACTTATTTCCATTGTCTTACTACGCTTATCCACTCTGCTACTTCATCTGCACTGCACCATCCTAACACTGTGTCCATGCCAAAATCATACAGTTCGCCATTCTTACCCTTCCATATTGCTATCTCGGCATTTTCACAATCGTAGATAGGCGCGTTGTTCTCGTTGCCCTTCATACGTTTATTGCAGTAATCGCCTTTCCCGAATTGGACAGATATAGTCCATTCGTTTTTGAATGTCATTTGGAATCCACTTCCTTTAGTAATTGTAATCATACAACTTTTTATTTAGTCCAATAATCAATTTTGTGTTTTGCATGGGAAAGGGAATCAAAGCGGACAGATTGCCCACCTTCAAACAGCTCCCACCATCCATTATCCCTCTCGTAGATAATGAATCCTTTGTAGTAGACCTGCTTCATTTTGTCCCGAATTTGTCCGCACTCTTGACAGATAACTTGAGTTTGAACAGGTTGAATTGAGTTACTGCTTCCTCTTTACCATAATAGGCTACGAACTTCTGAAATAAAACCTTGTCTTGGTTGATAGTTGCCTTGATGCGTCTGTGCCTACGGCTGTAGCACAATGTTCCGTTTTTGTTTGTCATAATTGTTTTTGTTCAGTTTACGCTGTCCCCCGTTCTTGGTTTATGAAATAGGCATAGGGAGGGGAGTCGAACCCCTCCAATAATACCCACGCTATGCGAATGAATTAATTGTGTTTCTGTATGTAGCAACATCCCGTTGCCCATAGTTTTTTACTCCCTGCTTTCGCCCAGGAGGGGTATATTACACTACTTGGTAGCACAGCGTACCCGTACCCGCTTATATACGTTTACCACAACCCCTTAAAACGTACGAAAATTACATGGGTTTTCCTCGCATACCCCTACCCTCACACAGCCCGAACTATGTAGGTAGTATGCCCACTTGGTACTAATTGACGTATACGCCACTATGCCCATAGTATGCGAATTACTCGCAAAGGCAATTTGTGTAAACCCCCATTTAGCCTAACCAATAGCAACAGCACACTTCGCCCATACCTAATGGGCAGATGGGATAGGAATTAACTTTTCCCCCATAGGTTTACCCCCATACGATAGGTTGATGAATACTACTGCTTCTCCCCCCATGTCGCATTACGCCCTACATGGGTTTAAGTTAGGCGAATCATTCGGGACCGCCCGTCAATAGTCAATATGTCAAAGAGTCTAAAGGGATGGTTAAGTACAGGACATCGGGAATTACTCCCAAAGTTCAGCCCCCCGCAGGAATTACTCCGCACTTGGTGGCACACTTCGCCCCGCACTTGATTTTGTCAGAACAGCCCCTTATTTTTTAGGGCTGCCCCCCATGTTTACGATATTGTAATATCGTCCCTCATTGGGATATGAAATAGAAAATAGGGGCGGAATTGAACCGCCCTACCTTTAAAGGTATACCATACTATTTTTGAGCATAATAACGTCTGATTAACGTCATAACTAACCAAGCAGAAAACCTGCCGTTTTTTGCTTCTTTGCCTTTCAGCAATGGGAGCAAATTTTTAGGGCTGCAGTCTGTTTCCTTGAAATTTTTGAATGATGAAATGAAACCTTTGTCGTGTTTTACAACTTGCTTAAGGCAGAAAGATAGTGAGGTATTCTCTTTTTTTACCTCGTTATTCGTGTCAATTTTGGCGTTCTGCAAATTTTTTCCCGTAATTCCATCCACAAGGAATGTGAATTTTTCGGTTTTCTTAATTGCTTCGCTGCCTTTCTTTGCGGACATTTTTTCTTGCTTCGCAATTACTTTGTCCATTGTTGCTGTTTTTGTTGCTGTTTTCATTTTTTTAAATTTTAAATTATGAATGAATGAATAAAAAACAAAGTTGATAATATCCCAATATGTCAAAAATCTAACGACAAAATTCCCAGTATTACACTGAAATGAAAATTAGCATAGGAGTTACTCCCTTATCTAATTTAGCATTGTTGCCGAATGAAAAGAACTAATTTTAATAACAATACAAATATAAAATTACTTTGCAATTCTGCAAAATTATTTGATGTTTATTTTTCTACAATTTACGAAAACGTTTTCGTGTAAAAAATACACATTGCAAATAGCATTACTAAAAAGTTTAGCAATTAAATACTAAAAAGTTTAGCTGGGGATAATACTAATTTCTTTAGCAAAGGAAACTAAAGAATTTAGCGAACGGGGATTCTTGCCTTCGTGTACTTCTTACACATTAAACACATGATAAATTTTCCTAATGTGAACAATAGTGTAAAAAATACACAATAAACGTATGATAAATTTTTTTAATATGAGGGTACTCGGTAGTAGAAAGTAGTTTTCCCTGGGGTGGGGGCTGAGTGGCGCGGGGGGAGG